TTATACTACTAAGGTACTACCTTTGTCAAGCCCTCGCCCACGAAATATCAGGTCGGAATCCACAGTATCCACCAAGCACGCTCCGACGATCATCGGCCAGAGCGGCGCCAGTTGGGTGAAAACGTAGTGGTCCCAGACGCTGAGTGCCAGCACCAGAATCCAGACGTACTTCCAGCGCGACCGCACCAGGCACCAGAGCGACACCCATAGCCATGCCGCCGCAGCCAGCACTCCCGGCCATCCCAGCTGCTGGACGATCACCAGCGGCACGTTGTGGACCATGTCCACCTTCTGGAACTCAGTGACGATGTACCCTTCTCCCAGCGGCTTGATATCGGCCATAGCGTTCGTGATAAGCTCCCAGCGGTCCTCTGCAAGGGTCAGCTCCTCACCATCACTCCCCGTCCGGCTCGCCTGCTCCGTGTCTCCAGTCAGCCCACCAGCCGTAAGGCTGTGCAGCCCGCTCCCGTACCCAGACGCGAACACAGCCACTGCTACGACTGCGAACACAGCCAGCAGCACAACCGCCCTCCGCGACCAGTCGCGCCGCACAAGCATCGCCAGTCCTACGACACCGACGGCGAACACAGCCTCCGCGGACCCGGAGAGGAACAGGGCGATCAGCGCCAAGAACGCCAGCCCCTGCTGCCACGACTTCCTCCCGACCAACAGCGCCGCACCGAGGAGGATGTACCCCGTAGCGATGTCGTAGTTGTCCTCGAAGATGAACCCGCCGGTCGGCCCGCCGAAGTACAGCAGCTGGTACACCAGAATCCCACCAGACGCAACAGCAGCCCCGACAGCCAGCGGAAGGAACAGGTCGCGACCCAAGACCCTCGCGGTAAGGTACAGCGAGAACAGCGCCGCCCCCATGCCCAAGGGAGCAATCTTGTCGCCTATTCCTCCCTCGACGGCAATACCGGAGAGGGCGATAGCGGCGCAGATAACAAGAAGGGGAACAGTAATCATCCTGCTCCCCCAGCCGACCTCTTTGACCCGCTCCCAGTTCCACAACAGGAACATCCACGACCCCATCAGGAGCAGCAGATAGGCAAAAGCGGGTAAAAAGAAGAGGGTTTCCCCCTTCTCATTCGTCGTCCAGTCGGTAATAACGCTATTGTGGATAGGAGACAGCGCTAGCCCCGACCCGATCAGGGCTATCCACCACCGGCTGGCCTTTCTGGGTCCGTCTCCTGCCGCCTGTGTTTGCTCCTGACCGTGCACCTGCTCCTGATCCGGTGGCTCTGGTGCGTTTCCGCGATCCGCTGACAGGTCGTCCATCCCCTTCCACCTCGCCTACCGTAGATATATCCGCAGCCGGAGCAGCGACAACGGGAGCTTGTGCTCCCACCGCGACCAACGCAGTTGCGAACCCCGGTATCCCAGACGCCAACTCGCGCACAGCTTCCTCGCCACCGTACACGACTACTCGTGCTTTGTCCTCGCGATAGTCATACGAGAACCGCACGTCGATGCGCGTGACGTCTCCCCAGACCCACGCCCACGCTTTCGCCGCAGGCATATCCCAACTCACTTCCGTGTCTGGGTACACCTCGTAGTATTCCGTCAGCAACCTGCTCGGGAAGTCCTCACCCTGTATCGGGTGCTTGACCTTGCGGGAAAACACACCCTTCGTGTACTTCCGCGTTGCACGAATGCAATCCTCGACTGCTCGCACCGACAGTATGTCCCCCTTGTACTCGGCTTTCATCACTCACCCCTCCTGTTGCTGCTCCTCTATCCCCTTCGCGGCCATCCGCTCTCGCGCCAGATTCTCGAACCACTCCAAGGGCAACCCGACCCTCTCGCACATCTCCAGAAATCCCGGTGTGGTCTTCACCTCGTGGCACAGAGCGTCCACCGTGATCTCCTTCCCTCCCTTCTGGAACTTCCTGATCCCCTTGTCCATCTCACGGGGAGCCTTCTTCATGATCGCGTCCTTCATTGCGCGATCACCGACCGTGCCCGTCGTGACCAGTTCGTCCGCGTTCCTGACTACCTCCTCAGTAGTACCGCTAGTCAACTGGTCCACCACTCCCTTGCGGCTGACCATTCCCAGTGCTTTCCGCCCAACGCGACTACCCGCGACCTTGGCCACCTTCTCCCGCATCGGCTCCTCCAGTCCTGCGGCCACCCGTTCCCTTCGCAGCCTCTTCAACCTACCCACTTCCGATCCCCCTTCCCCTGTTGATAATGTCGCCGACGGCATCCCGAAGTGCGCCGTACAGCACCACAGGCCAAAATAACCACAGCACAGCACCGAACAGCATGGCACACGCTCGAACGCTTAGTCCGACATTGGCCTCCGACATCCGTGACAGCGTCTCCACGACGGACTTGTCCCAGTTCGTCCGCAGCCGCTTGGTCGCCAAGTCAAACAAGGCCAGTGCAGCAGCCCCACAGAGGAAATACCCGATCAGTACCAGAACACCCGTGCTCATTCTGCTCGCACCTCCCCCGCTACTTGAACTCGTCCCACGACGGCTTCCTGCTCACGTTCCCCGACCGCCTCCGTGCAGCACGCGCCCGCAGGTCTCTCGTGCGTGCACTCGGCTTCGATTCTCCCTCGTCAATGTACTCATCCGACTCTTTGTCCTCCACGTACCGCTTACCACCACTACCTCCGCCCTCGTCGATGAACGCACCCTCGTCCGCATTCGGGCCGGACAGGTCAGACTTCCGCAGCGCGTACGCCGCGTACCCTGTGAAGATCGCCATGCCCATCGAGGCGAAAAAGAGCAGGTAGTTGATATCCCACGTGGCCTCCGACTGCTGGTAGAAGTACCCGCCGAGGATCGCCCAGAAGATTAGGCACGGGAATCCGAGCAGCTTGTTCCGTGTATGGAACATCGCGACGGTCAGCAGCACCGCTAGCAGAATCATACCGAGGCTGTTCAGCCCTATCCCTATTGCAGTCACTCCCGCACCTCCTGTGACTGAAGCTGTCGATGGCCCCTTGTACGTCCCGTTTCCACAGTCCGTCCAGAGTGAGAAGTAGATATCACCATCGAAGCAGCAGTCCATATCGTAGTAGTAAGCTGTCGAATTGCCGACGTCATCGAACACCGGATTACCCTGAGTAGGCCCACTGGGCGCCTCGTCCAGCCCCATCCGTATGATGCTGTTGTTGATCGTGTCGCCCGACCACTCCAGCTCGATCTTGGTATCGTTGATCGCCGTGGCCGTCAGGTTCCCCGGCTCAACACACTCAGGGCACGCCGGAGTCGTGAAGTTGCCGCATACCCCCGAGTAGTCCCAGTAGAACCCGTTATAAACAACAGCCATCCAGTAGTAGGTCGTACTCTCTGTCAGTCCAGTCAGGGACGTAGTGTACGTACCGACGCCCCAGTCTCCTGTCGCCATCTCGTTCCACGTCCACGCACTCGCCGCTGGAGCCGTCCCGTTCCCCGGATCAGCCCTGCAAATCGTGTCGTACGTGACGCCGCGCCGGACGACGTTGGTGCCCCCGAGTCCGGTAACATTGCCGACAATGCTGGCAGTCGAGCAGGACGTATAGTTCCCGCTCACATTGAGCACGGTCGGAGCGATGCACGCCACCACCGTCTCCGTATCTTGGCACGGGTCGTCCGAGTAATAGCCACTATTGACAGCGTATCCGTAGAACCCATAGTGCCACGTGTCACCACACGTCAGGTCGGTGTGCGTCGTCGTGTTCCCCGCACCGTAGTACACGGTAGTCGCTGCCCCGTCTGTCGGTCCCGTGGGGTACGACCCGTCATTCCGTCCCAGCACGAGGGTCATGTCGCTGTTGTTGCCCACCGTCCAGTCAAGGTCGATGGTGGTGTACGTCGGGCCGTGTGCATCGCAGTTAGTGACATTCCCCGGTGACGTGTACTCCGTGACTTCGCAGTACAGGTCGGAGTACCAGCTCGTGCTGTTGCATCCGTCCGCATGGCTCCAGATGCGGAAGCAGTACTCCGTGTTCGGGTCTAGCCCACTCACCGTAGTCGTCGCCGCCGTCCCCCAGTACCCCAGAGACCCGTCCGTCTCGTCGGCAGGGCACCCGTTCAACGTCGTGTCATACCGCACCGTGACGTTCCCGTACCCGTCCCCGTTCGTCCACGAGAGCGTCACTGAGTCATAGGTGTGGTCGGTCGCGGAGCACCCGCTCGGTTCGTCCGGTTTCGTGAACAGCTGTCTCTCCTCGCCGTACGAGTACCCCCCAGTGTTGTTCGCCCACGCCCTGAAGTAGTAGCAGTCCCCTTCACTCAGAACATCACCAGTAGCGCCGCTGAACGTCCCGACTCCATGGTTGCCGCTGGCAATGCTGGACTGCTCGTACCCTGACGCACCGGGAGCGACGTTACCGGGCGCGCCATGGCTCGACGTGGACCATACGAATCCCCAGTCGGTAGCGTTCCCCGAGCCGACATCGGTGAGATTGCCGTTGAGCGTCGCGCTCGTTTCCTCGACGTCGGTCGCGGGATTGGTGACGACCGTGCAGTTCTGGCAGGTCAGTGTTGCATTCCCATCTTGGCAGTAGCCAGCCGCGTATAACCCTGACACGGTATAGTACGCCCACGCGCGGAAATAGTAGGTCGTATTACAGTCCAACGTCAGCGTCGTCGAGTTCCCCGTGTCGTAGTACGCTTGCGTCCCGTCCGCCTCGTCCGTCGGGTAGGTGTCGGTGCGATACCTGACCATCGTGTAGTCCGATCCCAACCCTACTGTCCACTCGATGTCAAGCGTGGTATCGGACGGGTTGTCTGCGTCGAAATTGGTGCAGTTCCCCGGGCGTGTATACTGGTTGAAGTCGCAATGCCCGTCGCTCCACACCGTCTCGTTGCAGGCAGTAGTGTTGCACTGTCCCCACACGCAGTACTCGGTAGACGGAGCCAAGCCGCTGATGTTCCCGCTCGTCCCGCTGTACGTCCCAGCATCCAGTCCATCAGTGACGTTGGCTGGGCAGCCGTTGGCTACGGTATCATATCGCCACACGGTTTCGTTGGCTCCTGATCCTTTGACCCACGTGAACGGCATGAAGGTGTCGGTGAGGTCAGCGAGAGTAGCCGAGCAAGTGTGTGGCGGGTACGGCAGCGTCACGAACGTGAGTTCGTCGCCCCACGTCCAGCCGCCGGAGTTGTTGGCGCCAATCCTGAAATGATAGCAGTCACCCTCGTTGAGTCCCGGTGCCCCATGGTTGTAGTCACCGACGGTATAGTTACCAGCGTCGGAGGTCCACGAATCATCATAGTTTCCCGGCGGCGCTCCCACAGGTGCGGCTTGCGACGAGTTCCCCCACACGAATGCGTAGTTCGTGACGTCGCTGTTCCCGGTGTCGGTGATATTCCCGTTCAGCGTCGCTGAGGTTACATTGACTGACGTCGCAGAAGTCGTGACAACGGCAGGAGCGTTGCAGGCTGAAGTCGCGTTGGCATCCTCGCTGTATCCGGCGCTGTAGTATCCTGACTCGGCATCATACGACCACGCGCGGTAGTACCATGACTCTCCGCAGCCAAGCCCGGTGTGGGTTGTCGAGTTCCCGGTGCTATTGTAGACTTCAACACCATCGGTTCTATCGGTAGGGTATGAACCCTGCTTTCCACGCACAACAGTGCTATTGGCTCCGCTGCCAACAGTCCACTCTAAGTCAATCGTCGTCGCACTTGGATTATCGGCATCGAGATTGGTGATATTCCCCGGCAAAGTATACTGCGTGATTTCGCAGTAGGTGCTCGACCATACCGTCTCGCTACAAGATGTAGTGTTGCTCCACTCTCGGAAGCAGTATTGAGTCCCTTCCGAGAGACCGCTGATAGTGCAGGATGTTCCGTTGCCGACATAGCCGCTGGAACCGTCTGTATAATTGGCTGGGCATGATGTTCCATAGCGGATAACGGTATCGCCTGAGCCGTTACCAGCATTCCACGTCAGAGAGATTGAGTCTTCGTCATAGCTCGAAACGGTGCAGGTGTTTGGTGGACGGGGCAATGTGACAAGAGTAACTTCACTGCCCCAACCAAAGCCGACCGTATTGTTGGCACCAAATCTGGCATAATAACAGGTGCCCTCGTTGAGTCCACTGATTGCGTCGGAGTAATCACCAACACCATAATTACTGGGGCCGGTGCTGACGACGGTGTAGCCGAGCGCTTGCATCTCGGCAACTGTCTCATCTGCGGTGATGTTTCCTCGCAAGGTAGCCGATGTCTCGTCTACATTTGTCGCGGTGTCCGTTACACAGGTTGGTGTTCCAGCAGTGCTGAACGATTCCTCATCTCCCCAGTACCATGTGCCGGGGAACGCCTCTGACTGTGCAGCGAAGCGGTAGTAGATTGTTGATCCTTGTGGTAACCCAGTTGCACCGTGGGTGTATTGCCCTGTGGCACACTCATCTACGTTGGTCCGGCTATCAAGGTTGTAGGACGAATCTCCCGGTGCTGTATCGCCGGGATCACCGCATGAGGCTGTACCCCACGCGAAGCCTATCGCTGCCGCTGTCCCTGCTGTGATGTTGCCAACGAGGGTGGCCGATGTTGTACCTACTCCTGTCGCTGCCTCAGTCGTGACGGTGAGCATTCCCTGGTCGGTGATCTCCAAATCACCAAGCGCATTCGGTGATATGCGGAAGTCGTCAAACAGGCCATACGTGCCATAGGTGATCGTTCCCGCGCTGCCATAGTTCGCCACGTTGCCATCTGATAGGTCAATGTCACTGTACGCTGTTGTCCACTCCCAGCCGATCTTTGAGTATTTGAGCGTCGTTGTGGCCCCATCAAACTCCACTGCGAGGCGGTAGTTCTCGCCAAGCCATATCTCCTCGCCGGGGTCATAGCTGGTCAACCCACTCCAGACACCGCCTGACTGAATACCATAAGACATCGTGTCGTTTATGGAATTCACAACCCACGCGCAGAAATTATCGTCGTCCTCGTAGCGCCACACGATGCCTGCGTAGCCATCTCCGCCAGTTGTGTGGACTGTGCACTCAGCAATGATCTCCCCTGCTGAGTAGTTCCCTCCTGTGACAGTTGAAGTTTGCCACGCTGCTGCATCGGCAGCCTGACATCGTTCCTTGTCAATGTTCTGGAGAGTCCAATCATCGCCAGCAAAACTGCTACTGTGTGCAAAGGCAAGCTGTGTGGTCCTTTCCATAGGTGACTGCGCCCCACCAAAGACCATATTGGGGCTATCCCCACCTACAACGGAGTGGGGGGTATTTCTGTCAACGGCAGACCATTGATAGATGTCGTCATGGTCTTTCATATTTGCCAGCGCCGACCAGTCGGTTGAGTCCATGGTTATTCCAAAGTCATCGCCATCACAATCTGAATAAACCAAATCGTCATCTATTATCACTTCGGCTTGGAGTGTCCAGTTCCCGCCTGCTTTTTGATACCAGTAAAACTCCTCTATCCCCTCACCCACGCCTGTGTTTATTATCTCCCCTCCGTCTGTCCATACGTCAGCGGGAACGATCGTGCCTCGGTCGTACAGCATATCCTCAAAAGCCGTATCGTTTGCATAGAGATAACTCGGGTCCCAACTATCCACAGCATTTGTGTAGCCTTGGAACCAATAGCCATTGTCGTAGACCAAGCTGGCAAAACGGCCCCGCACATCAACAGCATCAGTACAGGTGAGATCAACGTAGGGCGCACCTCCGTTCAGGACTTTCCAGTGTTTACCACCGTCCTCTGAATAGAAAAGGAATGAGGCACCATCTCCATCTTCGACAGTAGTAACCCCAAGGAGGAAGTAAAGCCAACTAGAGTTGCCCATGTGTGAGTCGTCGCCATACCATGCAAACCTACCCAGCGAAGACGCATGGTTGAACTCGTCATATTCGCCTGTCAGAACATATCCCCACCTATACCACTGGCTCCCAATTTTCTTATATAGGACATTCTCCCACGGTATCATCCACTGGGGGTCCCCTTGATTGTTACTGGTTGTCCCCGCCCACGAGCCTACGAACGGCAGCATCCACTCATCTCCGTCATAAGTCCATGTAGGGCTACCCGCCCAGATAGATGATAAGTCATCGTCCTGGTTCATCAGGTGATAGTCGAAAACCTCTGCTCTCTGCTGGTCTGACAGCCCCCACGTCCCTGATGTATTGGCCCATAGTATGACGCCTTCAAAGTCATCCCAGAACGCGCCTGTGCCGTCGAAGACTTTGGAGGCATCCCGATAGGCTGATGCACTCGACTGGGCAGCGTTGCCGTAGTGAATGGTTACGTTGGCTGAAGCCCCGTTATTGATCGTGCCGATGTACTCAACATAGAACTCAGTCGCGTACTCCGAGGAGAGCGTTGTCCGGTCAGCATGATTGTAGAGTTCAGAGGTGTTCCCCGTCTTGGTGAACTCTATATCGTAGGGCCAGTGCTCGCACCTTTCGGCCAGGAAGACGGTATCAGGGTCGTGGTGTATGAAGGGAATATTGACTATCGGCTCGGGCGAAACATAGTCGTAGACAAACACCCAATCAATAAGTAAATTCTCATCGTCTGACCAGAATAGGACTTCAAGGGCGTCGTCGGGTACATTTGTCCATATTGGCGCGTCGGTCAATTGAACATTATTGCAGTGGAATTGGCCCCATACCGATCTGTTATCTGCACTATGGTCGTCGCGCCGCTGGATGTCATAGACCGCATAGGAGCCCTCTACATAGGGGTATTGGTCGTCTTCCACGGTAACAGCCGCGTCGTCACACTCTATGGCCTCGTCATAATTAGCGAATTGCAGGTTGATAAAAGCAAGATCAAGAGTGCGACCATCATTCGAGAACCCGAATTGTGAACCCTCAAGAATATCATTCCCGTCTGCATTTGGGACATTGACCCTGGCTCGTAGCCCATGATCTTCACCAAAGGTTGATTTGGAGGTAATCTGCTCCGGGTCTGTGCCATCCCTGATTGTGCAGATACCCGCAGCGTATGACTCGGAGCCATCGTCTGTATCCCAGTTATCCCCATCGTCCATAGGGTCGTGGAAATCAAAAATGCCACTTGTGCACTTCGTCGTCCCTGCTCCTGGTACGATGGAGCCAAGGTCAGGGTCAATCAGCATGTACCATGTGTCATTACCCCATGCAGTCAGGTTGCCTTCAACCCAGAAGTAGGTATCAGGCTCATCCCATCCATAAGGGCCATCGGATTGCCCGTCCCAATACCAGCGCATCAGGTCTGAGGCAGCTATCGTGCTATCATTGGTTGTAGCAAAAACGCACTCATTCCCATCTGCCGAGGCCCAACTGTTATTTATGAGCCACTCAGTATCAATTGGCCCGACCTTGACTTCATGATTCGTCAGGGTCTCATTCGCCATCTCTGCCACACGGATAGGGATACAGGTGTTGTAGGTATGAGAATTAGAATCAGCGAGTGTGACTGTCCACGTCGATACATCAATAGCCTCGTAGGGGATTACAGGGATTCGCAGTATGGGATTTGTGACTGCTGCTCCTGAGTTGTTCTTGACCGTGACGATATGCGAGTACGTGAAATCAGATACGTCGGGTTCTGCACGAGCGACATTCTGCTCTCCACTCCCCAACCACGGCAAATAGGGGATAACATGCGTTTCGAGCGAGATAGAGATAGGAAGAGTGACAACAAAAACAACGAGAGCGAGGATAATACGGCCAAGGATACCTAGTTTGTGCCGTGCCTCTTGCTCTCGTGCGTTGTGCTCTGCTTGAGTCATACTACCCTCTGCGCAACTACAAAAATGGCTGCCGGCAAAGACAGCCAGAAGGCGCACCAGGCCAGCCGGAACCAACTAACCCTGTAGCCCAGCAGTCCGCGCATCGTACTCCATTGCTAGATATCGTCCCCGCCGCCCATAGCCGCGCTTATGTACACCACGTACCCCCCACGCACCATGGTCGGCACGAGCCTCTCTACTTGCCCGCGGCTCAAGCCACTCGCCTGTGCGATCTCACTGATATTGGTGGACCCCCGCGTCTCCAGAGCGACCAGTATCCTGCTCTGGGGATCGCCGGAGAACTCCTGTAGCTTGTCGCGCCCCGACTCCGTGAGCCGGAACGTAGCATTAGCCGGTATCGCCTTGCTTCCTCTCCGCATCCGGTCAAACAGGTAAGCCATCGTCGCCTCCTGCCGCTTTCTTCATCCCGTTGGCGAATTGCACGACCGACTCCTCGTCCGGTAAGGTCGGGTCGCCGTGCTCCCACTTATCGACGCAACGGTCCACGTAGTGATCTCTGTCCATGAGGTAAACACCGAACGCGCCGACGACACAACCGACACCGACTGCCGCAAGTAGTATCAAGAGAACGCGGTATCCTGCCGAGGTTATATCTGCGGCACTGGCTACCAACACTAGGACAAGGAGCAGAGCGAACACAGCGGCTCCTCCGACCATCAGCCACTTGACTCTCGGGTATAACCGCCACGAGAAGTAGCGTCCCCAGTACCCCTTCGCCAGCACTCGGATATCGGTCCCCGTCAACGGCCTGCTCTGTTGACTCTCTACTTTCTCCGTCATCTCCCTACCATCCTCCTTCTCCGTGCTCTCTGCGCACGTCGCTTCGACAGGCTCTTGCTCGTCTTCGTCGTGCCAACTCGCCGCATCGGGGCGGACTCGAGAATCCTCCCGCTGGGAGAGATAGTCAGCCGCTCACGACGCCCGTCGGCGTACGTCTTGATCCTGTGGTACGACCCCGATGGTAGCCTCATGCCTAGTTCTCCTACCTCTTCCGACGTACGCGCTTGGGGCGAAGCAGCGGATACGCTGTGATACGACCACAACTTTCGCACCTATACCGCGGCCTAGATACACCGCGATAGCGGTAGAGGTCATAATAATCCAACGCGGAACCGAGGCAGCGTGGGCAGATTCTAGTCAATTCAGCCATATATCATCGTCTCACGGTTTCATTTCTTTCTGCTCAAGAACTCGGTCTCCCTATCGGGCCTTGTCCCTTCCCACGCCCGAGACCTTTCCCTTTGCCTTTGGACCTGATCTTGCTCTTCCCGTCGCACCCTTTTGGCTTTCCCACCTGAACCTCCTTGTCTTGCTCCTAATCCCCGATCTTGATGCTCGATTTGATTTGCGGGGCGGATTTCGAGTTGTACAGCCCGAAGTCGCACGGGTAGTCAATCACCCGCTTGCTGCGTCGGAACTTCAACTCTTTCAGCGTCGCTAGGGTCTCCCACTCCGACATATCACCGTGCGTCTCCAGCAGCGCCACCAAGTCCTCGTAGGTCTCGGCTCCGGCAGCGAGCGCGTCCAGCACGACCCGCTCGTCCTCGTTCTCCGGCCTGTACCCGTGCTTCCTGACGACGATCCTGCCGTCGCCCATGTCGCTTCGGGGCTTCCCGGCGTCAAACGATATACGGAACGGCTTGCTGGTCGAGATCAGGAGGTCCAATCGCCTGTCGTACTTGACGCGCTCGACGAAGTAGCTGAACCGCGTGACATTGGTCCGGGACCGCGTGCACGTCACTCTCCAATCCACCCACGGCAGGCACGTTTTCTTATCCAGTTCCGTCGCAAGCTGCACCGTTCCCAATATCAGGCAGTCCAAGTGTCTTTTCATCTTGTGGATGCCACCCATCGTCTTGTTCATCGGGTTGTGCGGCTCGCGGTTGTAGCAGTACCGCCAGTACTCCGTGAGATACAGGATGGAGTTCTTCAGCAGCACCGCGCCTTTCTTTGATACCCAGTCGTCGGCTGCCTTCTCCATGATGGCGTCAACCTTCGTGGCACCGACACCAGCGGCCACCTCTTTCATCCGCCCCAGTTCCTCGGCCAACACAGTCTCATTGAACAATCCGGCGTAGGGTCCGTACAGCGGCCTCGGCTTCTCGTCCCGCAGAATGCGCTTCCATGGAAAATACCTCTTCATACGGTAGGTGAGATAGTTGCCGAGCAGGTCTTTCCCTGTCCCCGGGTCTCCAACCACGATCGCGACGCCCCACAGGCCATTGAACAACCTGTAAAGCAGCTTCGCGCGCTCTACATCGTCAGGACTCAGGCCGCTTGCCAGCCGGACGCCGACCTCGTCGTCGTACCCCATGGAGGTATCGAACAGGTCGTCAGACATACTGGACACGCGTGTCGTCGTCCTGTCCGGCAGCTTCTCTTCCCAGTCCTCGATCGCTCTTTCCTTCGTCGTCATCTATCAGGACTCCGTCCGTTCAGTCTTGACCAGCATCCAATACACTACGACGACGACCCAAGCCGCCGCCCAGAGCATTCCGATCATGTCCATACCAGCGACGTCGATCATCTAGTCGTCAAACCCCCGTCCGCCACTGCTGCTGTAATCCTCGTTCTCGGGTTCCCTCGTCTCCGTCTCCGCCAACGCGATGTCCGTCGCCCTCTCCAAGTTCTTCCCAGCGACCGACTTCTGCCACTGTGCCGTTCGGAACATCAGTTCGTCCATGATATCCAGCGGCTTCGGCTTGATCCTGCCGTACGCTGCCCTGTAGTCTGCTCTGGACTGGCGGTACATCGCGATCTCGAGGCAGTTGCCGAACAGCGTGTTCATCGCATCCATGATCGGGAACAACCTGCCCTGCATCCGGTCGATGATCGTGACTTCCCTGATCTTGTCGCGGCTCGGGTTGAACGCCAGTTCGATGACCTTATCGACAGGACCGGCGGACACGGATGCTGGTGTGGTCCGCTCTACAACTTCCTCCTCCTCTTCCGCAACACTCTTCGACGGCTTTACTCTCTTGAGCCGTGCCGTATCAATCCCGATCTGTCCAGCGCCATCCCCATCTCCGTCGGACTTGGCGGCTACCTTGCTCTTGGTCTTCTCTCCATCCTTCTTCTCGCTGCTTCGTCTCACCATTACGGCACCACCGTTCCCGCCGCACCGAGCGCGTCCTTAATCGCCTGTAGGTCGGCCCGGATGCCGGTCAGTTCCGTCTCGCCACCGAATCCACCGGACTGCATGAACGAGACTACGACCAAGATGGCGATAACCCCAAGCCCGATGTACACGATCATGGCGTTGGGTATCTTGTCCAGCTTCTTGATTACACTGTCCAACCGATCGAACGTGTCCTTGGAGATTGTCACGGCCATCTCCGAGACCTTCTCCTTGACGATATTCCCCAGCACGGCAGGACTCGCTACCATCTCGCGTGTCGGCGCCGTCGCCAAGCTGTTGATGTACTCGGTCAGGGATTGCGCGATCTCCGGCTGCCCCTCTTGTATATCAGCTACCACGTCCCTGAGATCGCGAACAACGTCGGGACTGGCCACGCCGTGCGAGTACGACCCCCTGTTAAGCAACGGCTCCCAGTCCACCTCGTCCACTATCACCATCTTGATCTTCTTCTGGAGGAACTTGGGGATGAACCCGTCGCCCGGGTAGTCCTCCTCTACCGCTGACAGCTTGCTGATCGGCCACAACCGCGTCGTGTTGTCGTTAGGTGACGTTAGCGCAACATACCCCTTGGACTTGGGCGCGTACTCAGTCTCGGTGCTGCCGTCCGATTTCACGACCAGCACTTTCACGTACTTGGAACACTTCCGAGACCAGATCAGCTGGTAGACTCCGATCATCACCGCGAAGATGATTACCAGATACGTGATAATGTGCCATCCGAAGTAATTTGCCTCAACTTCTGCTCCAGTCACAAGACCTCCCTCCCTTCAGTCACCACCGTATATGTAAGCCGCCGCAGGGCAAGCATTATGGCCACCCCGCCAGCGGGTCTTGTTTTCTCCGTCTGCGCCGCAATGACCGGTCGTGCCCCAGGCGCTCCGATGCCTGTTTCAGTGAGTGGGTGCTTTCAAGCCTGTTGCCCTTCAGCAGACTGGACGCCCGGGCTAGGTTCCGCGTCGGCAGCCTCTTGATCTGGAAGTCGACACCACCCAGAACTTCCATTCCCTTCTGACGGGCTTCGTCCTCAGTCCTGCCGCCCGCGACAAGAAAATGTTTACCCGTTTCAGGATCGGCACACACGAGCCAGTACCAGTATTGCGACTCACGAGCCATTCTCTTGCTCCCGTAGGTAAGATCGGATCGCGCTGTCCAGCTCCTCCTTCGGTTCGCAGAACACGAACGACCAGTCCATGAGCCACCACGTGCGTACCAGTTGCGCTACTGCTACGTTGAATGGTGAGTTGTGCCGCTTCCGAGGGGCAGATACCACGAAGCACGCTCCACGGTACTCCTCGCGGTTCTCCGTGACATCCGTAATGTTTGCTAGTACGAGGTTGACTACCTTACCGGCAAAGAGAACACCAGCCATCTGCTACCACCTCCTCCTCTACTACCACTATTCGTTCCAGATAAGAGGAAGGGGCACCGCCCCACCAGCGATGCCCCTCTTGTTCTCCTCTTCCTTCCGGCGATCTCCCAAAGGGCGGAGAGCCGAGAGGCCGGGTCGGGCCTAGCCCTTCCGACCAATCGACATGACCACACCGATCAGGATGGCCGCTGCCACGATCACCCGGAGCAAATTCTGTAGTATAACGCTCCCAGTATCTGTTCCCGTGATGATGTTCGTGATTAGGCTGTCGATGACCACAAAGGCAACTACGCCGATCCGTGTTTGTCCTCCTATTACTAGGGGGCATGGACTATACCTTCAACCTGCTTGTCAGGCAGGTCGCCCAGCGTATTATAGCGACGCAAATTCAGTTCTGGAGAGGTGTCGCTATCTCCGACCTCCTGCAAACTAGCTTTTAATGCCGTGTTCTCTGCCTCAAGCATCGTCACTCTAACCTCAAGGTTTCGCACCCTATCCTGTGTCTCCTGCATCACTAGGGCTGAGTGGTGGCTTTGCTTAGTAAGCAGCCGAAGGTTTTCCCTGCGATTGTCGTCCTTGGTGCCGTTGATGTGATGGACGACCTCGTCGGGGCGCAACGGCCTACCGATAGACCGTGCCACGACAAGCCTGTGCTCGGCAACAACACCTTGATTCTTGTAGCGCTTAACAGCCATTGGGAAAAGCGGGTCTGTTCGCGGAATCAGCACGTAGACGTAGCCTCGTGTTTTCTTGACTCCGCCTTTCCACTTGGGGTGTTCGCTGCCGGATCGCACGCTGTTCGATAGCGCCGTGCAAGCTGTGCACAGCGAATCCATCTGTCGCCACCGAACCCAACGTGTTTTTCCACACTTGGGGCAAGCAGTGTAGGCATAGATTCCTCTTCCGGCTTTCCCTATCGCAGCCGCTGTGGTCGTGTCTCCGACTATCGGCGCACCCGTGCCAAGGAAGGTGATCGGCTTTAAGTCGCGTTCGCGCTTGTTGGCCGAACACTTCCAGCAGCGTGTGATCTCGTTGTGGAGAGGACGCCACCGTTGCGTACCGCAGTCGGGGCAAGCTATCCAGACGAACAACGCACGCCCGCTATAGCCTATCTCCGATGCCTTCGCGATGTCGCCTAGATTCGGCATTTGCAGTCGGTCGTCAGTCTCTACGGGGTCAAGGGAGAAAACGATCTCCCCGACTTCCCTCGGTATTGCCCTTGCTCCGTTGCCGCGAGCAGTAGGGTTTCACCGATATGAGCTGGGTTAGGTGGCAATCGTTACTTACCACCGTTACCAATCCTCTGACTGACATTTACCTGCACCCACTTTCTCGGGCAAGACAGCCCTATACGGTTGTATATTCTATCACGACAATAGAACATCTGTCAAGAACATCCGTACGGAACGGGGATTCCGACGCTCGTGCTGGTCCGGCGCGGACGCGCGTGGCGACCGATGCGGGTGCCCGACGCTGGCGCTCGACGCTGGTGCCCGAGGGTCGCGCTCGGGGGGTGCCGGAGGAGGTTATACCCCTCGGAAACCCTCAGAAATCCTCGGAAATCCCTAGAACATGGGTTCGATTTTACGTACGATTTTGACGATTTTCATGATTTTGGTGACAGGGGGGTTGACATTGTGTGCGTGTGTGTGCTATAGTTGTGGCAGATAGAGAAACAGGAGGGTAAAGACAGTGAAAGAGAAAGTGACAGCAGATGAGTCGAGGCAGACGATGGTAGAGACGGCAGGATGGGCAATGCTGCTTGTGACAACAGGAGCAATCGCTTCCCCTCTGTGGGATGCATGGGGTCCGAACCCCGTACTGATAACACTCTTGGTTGTGGCCCCAGTAGTGCTAGGAGTCTGTTGGAGCACGCTTGTAGCCAAGTTCGCACATCTCTTCTGCTGAATCCACACGCAGACACTACAGCAGATAGAGAAACGGGAGGTTGGATGAAACGGTAGACAAGCCAAGACAGGGGCGGCAGGCAGCAAGCCCCACAGCACCGAACCCCACCTGACGACCGATCGACGTGAGGTAGTAAGCGGGCCGCAGAAGGGTGCTGCGGGAGCAGGGCTAGGCCGCCGTATAGGGCGGCGCTCAACCTGATACGAGGAGGAAAATGATGAGTACACCAGAGATTCTGATCGGCATTGCCCCTGTCGTGGGGATCATAGGGTTTATCCTTACCATCATCCTCAACAAGAAAGATAAGAGAGAGAAGGGAGAATAGGAAATGAGAAGCAGCAAATCCATACTTGATGTAGTCGGTATCGCGCTTCCGGGTATAGTTGTGGTTGGAGTTGCATCTTGGGTATTGGTTGTAAGTGGTCTGTGGTATGCCGCACCAGCTGTTGTTGCTGCGTTGATCGTAGGCGTTGTTGTGGGATTTGTTCGAGCTAAGAGAAACCAAAAGGAGTGAAAGGAGAATGGGACGATGAAGGCACCTAGGAAAGGTATGGACAAGTATTTCCTACAGGGTCTTGGACTCGTGGTAGCCGCTGGGACTGTCAGCATACTGTCCCTAGTGTTTCTGCCGAAGTGGTGGGCCGTCGGCGTGATCACCGTAGCCCTTATCGTAGTTGGCATCCTGGCACTAATCGAGTTTCGTCGGCCAACCTAACATACTGAATCTCTCCTGACCCATCTCCCCCAAGGGCAACTTTGGGGGAGCCAGTCAGCGGGGATGCGCTGAAGTACACGAGGAGGAAACAAGGCAATGAAGCACGTCATCACAAACAGGGAGACTACATCAAGGCGGCAGATCGACTTTGGCGTCAAGGACGAGAAGGAGCGCGCAGTCGGCATCAAGGTTGTGCTGGGCACAGCCAAGTCGAAGGAGCGTACGACGGAAGGCTCCTATCATCAGCTGGATATCCCGTGTGGACGTCTCTTCACCGCTTGGATCATGATTACAAGAAACGGCGAGGAGTACGGCGCCATGTCGACAACTCAGTACTTCAAGACCGAAGAGAGCAGGAAAGCAGTCGTCGCCAAGAGAGTCGAGGCGGCTAGGAAACGAATGCTCAGGAAATATCGGAAGTGAATCTCTCTTGACCTCAGTACCTCAAACTCCTGACTTAGCGTTCCGAACTCAGTTCGGGGCATCGGTCAGCAGAGATGCTGAAGTGAGAATAGGAGGGCCGAAATGACACTCGAGCCAAAGGTCAAGCCAAAGGTCTGCCCAATACACAACCACCCGCAGATGACTTGCCCGCTTGCGAAGAGCGATGATCCCCAGTTCGTCATCAGTTTACAGTGTGTGCAGTGTATCCGCGAGTCTAAGGCAGCCACAAAGCCCTAGAATCTCCTCTGACTCCCGCCCCTGACCCTCCGGTCGGGGGTGTCGGCCAGTATGAGATTCTAGGGACCAGGTGGGTCAATCCCACTCAAGTTTAGCGAGTAGCTAGAGAAAGGAGGAACCACAATGGAGACACGGTACACTTATCAGACGCTTCCCGGTCAAACCATTGTCCGCAAGCGCCCAACGGGATTCACTTGGTCGGAACTCCTAGATGAACTCCAGCGTCACGGCGAGGGTATCATAGTCGATGATGAATTCAGCGCCGATGTTAGGGACGACCGCATACGGTCTATCGTCGGGAAGTCGTGCCAAAGCCTCTAGCCTCTCTGAGTAGCCGGACTGAAACGAAAAAGGAGGGTACAGGATGAAAAGCGACATCGACGGATGCTCGACCTGCCCAATGGGGCAAGAGTCTTACGAGGAGTATTACAGTCCTCTCGCTCGTGGGATGCGAGTCCAGTATGACTATCGCCATATCAACGGCAAGCTGTTTGGCTGTGTCGCCCGAAGCCTAGCAGAGGCGCGACGCCAGCGTGACGAATGGCTTGCCAACCAACACTAGCCAGCCCCGGCCATGAGCCGGGAGAAAGGAGTACAGGATGCATACACCAGGACCATGGGGAATCGAGGGAACAGCTAATATCGGATACGCCATTGTTCATAGTGGACCCATACTAAATGTCGTGGCTGATAATGTACGGCGCGAAGCCAATGCCCGCCTGATCGCCGCAGCTCCCGACCTGCTGGAGGCGTGTAAGCATAGCTTGGCTATTCTTGCATCTGTCAAACATGAGTTTATCGAGGAGTTGCTGTTGGTTGAGATAAGGGCCGCTATCGCAAAGGGGGAAGCATGATCTGGCTAGCGGAAGTCGCGCACAAGTGCGAGAAGTGTGGACACACATTCAAGGGCTTTGTGGGCAGTATGGACCCATGCCCTGAATGCGGGTACAAAAACTGGATCGTTCGTAAGGATGACCAAAGGGGTGAAGCTGATGGAGTTGTTGGTGTTGAAAGTGATACTGGGGCTAGCGGTTACGTTTGTGTTGGTTGGGGCTGGGTTGCTGCCGCGGGTTTGGGCGATGGCTGAGAAGCTTGAACAAAAGCGTCCAAACGACAGCGAGACTACTCTGCGATAGGCTCCGTCGGCATCGAAGAGGCGCGCGCCTTCGCGAACGCCGTGACCCGAGCGGCGGCTATCGCGACAGAGATGATGGCGGTCGTCTACACCTACGAAGTAGACTACACAAGCGACGTAGGTCCGGCGACGACACACATCTTCGGTAACAACCAAGCCCAAGTGGAAGCGACGATGAGGTCCGCCGGAGTCGAGCACATCAGCGCAATACGGCTGGTAGAGTAAGGAGGATCACAGTAAGGAGGATCACAGTAATGACGCAGCAGAAAGCAAAGACAGGCAGGAAACCATACTGCCCGGAGTGCGGCTCTGGGTACGTCTACATGCGGTCATCAGGGTCAGTAGTGTGCCGCAGATGCGGCAAGGTATCGTCGGAGCCGGAATGGAGAGAAGTCAGCAGGGAGAAGGAGTAGACTGCGAGATGGGGTACGAGGGAGGTTAGCGAAAATGGACAAGTCAGAACGGTATGTTGAGAAGTGCAGAGAAGCTGTGAAGATACAAGGCAGCCGACCATCGCCCAAGCGCGGCGACGTCTGGTGGTCGGTAGCTTGGAACCAAGCCGCTTTGTTCACCGAGAAGGAGTGGCAGTTTATCGACGATCCCTTCAACGGTCTCCGCATCGAGGAGAGGAGATTCCAGCGGGGCTTCTACGACCGTTTCACGTGGCTCCCCCGCCAAGATCAGTTGCAGAACATGGTGCGTGAAGAGTATGTCTCCGCTCGCAAGATGATGGTGCACTTCGGGCAGTGGTGTCTTGAGTATGGAGACGTCCACGCTTCCGGCGAGGAACTGTGGTTCGACTTCGTCATGAAGACGAAGTACGGCGAGGTGTGGAACGGTGAGGAATGGATCAAAGACCCCGAGTAGTGACGAGGTGAGAAGGCTAGCTTAGAGCCGTCTGTGCTCCCGTCGGCCTTCTCACTTCTTCGCGGCTCTGGTAGCCTTCCCAGCCATGCTCTTCCTCGCGCTAGTCTTCTTACTCGTCCCGCTCCGCGCGGACCCTCTCTGCGCCTTCTGGATGCTCCTCTGGGCATCCTGAAGCCCACGGGAGAACTGACCGGCCTGCTCCTGCAACCGCTCCCCGAGCGTCAGCCTGCCAGCGGCCTTCCGTGCCTTGTCCGCCGCCTCCTTCTCCCTCGCGAGCGCAGACTGCGCCTCACACATCTGGCGCTGGAGCGCGATCTTCTCCCTCTCGAGATTGATACGGGCCAGCTCCTTCTCGTGCTTGGTTTTGGCATTGGCGATCTTGCGCTTGGCCCTCTCCTCGGCCTCCCGCTGCATGTCCCTGTACGTCTTCTGGATGCTGGCCGCGCCCTTCTTGACTGCCGCCATCAGTTTCCCGCCGTTCAGTGCCATCGGACTCCTCCTCTTGTGATCGCGCTTGGGCTTTCACCTCAACGGACGAGCAGTAGTACCCCCACAGCACTTACACTGGTAGCGCCGCTTCGCTTCCCCTCGGTAGTGGTAAAAGCCAAACCTCTTCAACTTCTCAGTTCCACAGTACGGGCAATATGGCATCAGCGGCCCTCGCTGCTCCTGCCGCCGTAGGTGATAATAGGCTCAGGCGAACGGCGATACCACGTCACCGCCTGATACCGCCGAACCAAGCACCTATTCCGGATGTTGTACTCCGCTTTCGGTTCTTGCTTTTGGTTCTCTTGTGAGTTTTGGTGAATATCCGCCGTAAGTCTTCCCGCTCTTCCTCGACGTATTGTTTGCGTTGGTCTCGCTGTTTGTCAATTATCGCCTTTCTCGCTCGCGGTGTGTCGTCCCAACGCTCATCAGCCAAGCTCGCCGCATCTATGTAGCGGATTCCCCACGTCCCTACGGTGTGGTCCTTACCTACAGTTAGGACTATCTCGTACCCCTTGAGTTCTGGGTGCCATACTCTGACATCTTTGTATACACCTACTTCTATTCTGCTTGGGGCATCTGTCTTGTTGAACAACCAACCCTGTGCTACGAGGTCTTCGTATACCTTAGAGAATAGCTTCTTGCCGCGCGCTTCCGTGGGATATTGTTTGTATAATGGGCTTCTGGGATAGTTCCCCATGACGAGCGCAACATCGGCAATCAACTTGGGCCTCAAGATCGCAGCACTTACTTTTCGCATCATGGCTTCGTCGTGCACCGACGAATAATGAACGCCGTTGATGACAGCTTCGACAGCAAAGGGCCAGCGCCAGTAGTAATCATCGAAGCTCCCTTTGTCGGTTCCTAACTCAACTCCTCTATGGGTTTTCGCTTGGGCTTCTCCCTTCCGGTCTTGCATGATTGATTACCTCCTCTTTGTATTGGGACAAAAATATCAGCGGCTCTCGCTGCTCCTACCACCGTACGCGATGATAAACAAGGCGCCAGCTATCCCCACCAGCAGTCCCCAGTAGGGCATCGTGTCGAGAATGAAGAACGCGAACCCAGTCGTGATCCCTGTCACGCCGAGCATGTCCGATACGAACGACTCGATGACAGGCTTCAACGTGGGGTAGACAATTACGATCATGGCGAGCCACGCCAGACCGAGAACGATGCTGCCTGCCCTGCTGTTGCGCATCAGCTGCTCCCTGTCCCTCTGACTGCCAAGACGAGCGAGACGACCATGGCTATTGATCCAGCCCACCCGACGTAGCGGAAGGTTTCCAGTGATCCGCGGAAGAAGGAGTAGTCCCACGTGAGAATATCCCAGACAGCCTGTATCCAGTTCCAGATCATGATGAAAAACCCGCCGATCGCACTGAGCGGGTTCGTGAAGCTCCCGAACTCGGGATTCATGAGCCGGTAGAGCACGGTGGTCTCTGACGACCCGAGGAACTCTCCTTCCAAAGTCAGGGATATAACCATACCGATCACGTAGAGCAGTACGAGCCCCGTCATCCACGCGATGCGCACTAGTATGCCCTCCTCTGTTGGTCAGACGCCATCTTGCCTACTCCTACGAACGCGAGAATAACGAACGCGACCATCCACATAGGGAGGAGCTGCAGGACGCAGCTGATTGCGAGCGCTACCGCGAAGACGATCAGGGCCGCCGTCCCGTTTCTGGATTTCGCTAACACCGCGAGGGATACGGCGACACAGATCAGCAGCGCGCCGAAGAACCAGCCCGTCCCCAGAGGCATCCCCAGCGAAGCGATGAAATCGTTGATCTGGTCGTACAGCGGCATGTTGCTGAAGCGTGTGTAGTCGGTGGAGATGAACCACAGCCCTGGTGTGTCGGGCGCGTCGCGGTCCTCATCTTCGACGCCGGATATCGTCGTCGACATCACCGTCGCGTACGTCGCGGACGTCAGGTTGCCGCTGACGCCCCATAGGGAATAGTAGTACGTCGCGCCACTCTCCAGTCCGGTATGCTCGGCTGAACCTCCCGTGACGTTCCCCATGAGGGAACCGTCGGTCGTGCTGGTCGGGTAGCCGCCCTTCTTGTACCGGATCAGGGTTTTGGTGGACCCTGCTCCCATCGTCCACGACAGGACGATGCTGGTCTCCTCCGCATAGGCTGTGACGTTCCCTGGTGGCTGGATACTGGACAAGGTTGTGAAGTTCAGGTAGGCACCCTCGTCCGTGCCCTCGGTGTTCTGGCCTTCCACGCGGAACTGGTAGGCTGTGCCGAGGTCGAGTCCGGTGAGGGTGGCGGAGTGGGTGTCCCCCGTAGCGTAGTTCGAGACCCATGGGGTGTAGCTGGTCGTGACGCCGTCGGTGTAGCGGAATCGCATGGCTGTGATGCCGTCTCCGTCGTCGTCTAGGCGACCGTGCACTTGGGCTGTGTGGACGGCCACGTACGTCGCGGGAAGCGTAGTCACCTCGGGAGGGGCGGTGGCGTTTGCTCCCGGTGCGTCGCCGCCCTCGCCGCCTTCAGCCTCGCCGGACGTCTGGAACTCAACCCACTCACCATACACGGTTCCCGTAGCATCCGTGGCGAACGCGCGGTACTGATAAGTTATTCCCTCGGAGAGGCCGGAGAGGTCGTAGTTGAATACTCCCGGCCCGAAGCTGCCGTTATCCGTCTCGGTGGACGTAGCACCACCCTCTTCGCGGTACTCGAATCCCTGAGCGGAAGCGCTCCCGAGGCCAAGCATTACTATTTCGCCGCGAAGCCGTGCAGAAGTCTCGGTTACAGTAGCTGGAATCAGGGTGTCAACATCCAGCAGCGATTCACCCTTGACCTTTGCTCTCGCTGCATCAGCCGGGTAGTACACTTTGAGGAATCCATCACTATCGTAGTCACAGTGAATTCCCTGGCACGCCGCGGGGAGTCCATCGAGCACAGATTCGTCCACAAACTCAACCGTATCACTGAGGGAGTTCTCGCCATCATCCTCAGACACGTCGTAGACACGGTAGTAGATGATGTCGCTCTGCGCTGCTGGCGCATTGTAATTAGGCCAGAGGATGTAGATGTCATCATTGGTGTCTTTGGTGACTGTGGGGTCGTTATGACTACCGATATCGTTATTGTAGACGTAGAAGATACTGCCAAACGAATTGCTGCCGTACGTGTATTTGACCATCGCAATGCGGTCAGCAGCACCGCCACCAGTGGTTCGTTTAAGCACAATATAGACATCGTCGTCCACATTGATCGCCGCCACGTCACTGAGAGGATAGGTATCATCAAGTTCCTTCTCAGCACTCCAGTTAAACCCATCCCAACGAGTTATGAAAAGATCATAGATGGCGCCATCAGTGGTAACCGCTGCGACTTTGCCACTCGTCAGGGGCACCAAAACAGGATACCCAGCCCCACTATCACCCGTAAATACATATGGTGCTCCGTCTGATGTAAATGTCCCGTCCCGTGTCGTTGATCGGTAAACAGTTTTGCCAGCAGAGAGAAACGGATAGCCATTTGAGTCTGTAATGATATGGATAGGGTAATATGCTTCACACACGTAATCCCAGTTATCTGCCCAAGTAATTGCCCCATCTACCTCCGGTGTGCCCATACGATAGTAGGCATCCGATTCAGATTTATCACCAGCGGCAAGGTGGACTGTGTTAGTGCCTTCGTCATACCATACTGAGAGCCGATTCCCATATTCGACATCAATTAGATTCACAGCAGCAGCCCACGATCCTGCCGTAAGATCGGCAGATGTGCTATATCTAGCTTGGTCGTCGTCAGTATCCACCCAGAAGAACCAATGAAGGCCAGAAGCATAGAACGATCGAGTCTGGTATGTATCGTCTAGTGCTGTGTCTATATCCCCCACATCGGTGTCTATCGTGGATGTCTGCGCCCACGCGCTCACCGGCAGCAGAACAGACGCCAGAACAGTGAGCAACAGCACTAGAATAAACTTCTTCATCCGACCAGCAACCACCCGGCGTTATTGAAGACAGCGTAACCGACGGCGATCATGTAGGGGTACAACGTCAACCGCGCGGCCCATTCACCCTTGCCATGCTCTCCCCTCCGACTGCACACACCCTTCGCATGAGACGCAGCACCTACCAGAAGCAACACCACCACCATATCGAGCAAGGCGAGGCCGGACAACCCACCCCAGTCAACAACATGACGAGCCACGATCCCCGTCTCGACGAGACCCTTGCCAGCGGTCAGGCAAAGATACGTCGTGATGAAATCAGCCGCGACGAGGAGCGTCAGCAGCATCGCCACCCACAGCAGCCCGTTGTCCTTTCTCCCAACTATCCGCTCGCTCATACCACTACCTATTACTGAAATGAATATAGACCCACACGACGGCTATCGCGAACGTCACGATGCCGAGGTACACCCAGTCCACGGCCCCTACGACAGTCGCCGCAATCAACGCGACGTAGCTGAGTGCGACGCCGACGAGCAGATGGCCGAACACGGCGGATACGGCCAGTGCTGCGCCGCACACTCCCATGACCACGATCCCACCCATAGTCTCGGTGTCCTCGACCCCGATGTACGTCCGACCGTCGTCAAGCACACCCGTAAGCTCCGTACCCAGCTCGGTCTCGATATCTGTCTCCGTGACGGAGAAGCTGGGCTTATCAGTTGGCATCGGGGACAGCACGGCCATCTCCATCAGGTCGGGCCGCACCGTGCCCAGATAGGGGATGCCGATAGCGAATATGGTCTGCCCACGACTGTTCAGGACCTCCCCCGAGTCGGCGACGAACTCGGTCAGGAGTTCATCCTCTTCGTCTGCTATCTCGTGGGCTAGCGCGATGACCCAGTCGTCCAGCAGAGTCAGCTCCTGCCCGCGCCAGTCGGGCGGGGTCAGTACGTAGTCAACGTACGGCTCGGTGCCAAAGTTCCCGATCATCCGCACGGTGTATGCGGACCCCCACTCCAAGATGGACGTCTCATCGGCGTTCAGGTAGATGCTTCCCGGTCGGTGCTCCCACATACGGACGTTGGTCTCCGCTGTGATGTTGCCGTCGAGATCGAGCAGCTGGAAAAAGAAGTACGACGCCACGGTCTCGGACGGGTAGTAGGGCGGGTACGTGTTCTCGTACTCAATGACGATGATCCAGTCGTCGTCCTCGATGTAGTCAGAGAAGACGTTTGCACCGTAGAGAATCAGAGACCCGCTGCCCCATATCTCGAACAGGTAGTCGGTCGGTGTGTCGAGAGTCCACGTGACCCCTGCATTCGTGGAGTGAGACCCCACTGTGTCATCGTCACCGTCGCCTCCCACGTCCGATTGCCAGAGGATGTAGTCATTCGTGAGGTTGCCGTACGGAGCGCTGAGTACAATGACGTAGCTCGTGTTGCCGTCCAGCGACGCGCCGGAATCACTCACATCGAAGTCGATCCATGCATAGTCGTCGGTCGGGATCAGAACGGTCGTTATCGTTACATCAGCGATCACGACCCCAGTCGAGACGTTGCCGGAGGTGGCGGTGGTCAGTTCCAGCGTCACGTACTCGGGGTCTCCGACTCTCATCAGGGGCAACCGGATGTTGGTGACGGAGTGAGCCTCGTCATCGGATGTGAACTTCTGCGCCGTATAGTTGCCGACGGCGATGCGCGGGCTGTTTCCATCGCCGCCTGTGTTGATATGCTCATACAACTCGGGTGGGTCGTCGGCTGCATGAGCGACGGCGCCCGAGGCGACAAAAGCGAGAACTGTCGCCAGTACGACGACAGCCAGCAGTAGCCTCGTGAGAGTCAACTTGGTGTTGGTGTTCACAACCTCACCGCCTACCCCTGCATCCCTCCCATTCCTGCCAAGGGGTACTGTCTGCTGGGGACGTACGGCTTGCCCGTCCTGCGGACTCTGGGAGGTGGTGCCTCGCCCATGATGTCCTCCGGCTCCACATCCAGCAGATCGTCAAGTTCCTCCTCTTCTGGCACATCGACAAGGTGGTCAATGGCCATATCGTTGTCCTCCGGCTGCGGACCCTCGAACAGGTCGTCCAGATCATCCGCTGCGGGGTCGTCGCTCTTGGGGGATTCCCCGTCAGGTGAGGGAGCAGGGACCATCGCCCGACCGAGGCCGTACAGGGCGCTCCCCGTAGACCGTATCGCACCGCCTGTGAATCGCCCCGCCTGCGTCGCTACGCTGGGGCGCACGGGTGCCAGCCTAGCTGCGGCGCTCTCGTTCTCCAGTTCCTCCTCCGCTGCTTGGTCCTCCATATCCTGCTCGTTGTCCTCGCCCTCGTAGCGTTCCTCGTCGTCGTTCATCTTCGCATTCCTCCTAGCGCCGTCTGATCCGCCTTCCGCGTCCTGCTTCTCTTCTTCGCTCCTCGCGGCTTGGTCTTCTTCTCGAATGGCTCCCGTGCCCACGGCTTGTCGAGGTGATCCGTCGGGACGCCCAGCCAGTCCGGCTTCTCATCGAAATATGGGCTGTCCTCCCCTGTGCGCCTCTTGGCGGGCGCAGGCGGCTCGGAGGGTGCCACGGGTCGCGCCGGACGCTCCGACCCTTCTATTCGCGGACTGAGCGGCTCTGGTGCGACCTCAGCGGTGCTCCTCGACTCCACGGACGGGATGGACATACCCTTCGTGGTGCTGTCTATCCGCTTCCCCACATCCGTTCGCTGCCCGTGACCCGCGAACTCAATCCGCTTCCCGTAGTCGGTTATGAAGATATCCGAAATCCCGAGGTCGATGCTGACCTTCTCGGGGACGATCCCCGGCGGTTGACCGATAATCTGTATCGTGTCCGCAGGTCGCGTCCCGTCGGGATTACGCGCTCCCTCGGGGGCGTACCGCGTGGACCTCGGTTTCCTGTCCGTCCACGGCCACGGGATATACTTCCAGAAGATGCCCTGCGCCCACGCGAGCGACCCGGGAGACACGACGGCCGTCTTCCGCTTAGGGGAAGTCCCGTCAGGGGGCGGCAGCGGAAGGATCGGTCTCGTCCGCGTCCTCGTCTGCGTCTGCACTGCTGTCCGTACCGCCACGCGAGGCATGGCTCTCACCCTTGGCCGCACCGCGACCCGCGTCTGGGCCTGTGTTTGAGTCTGCGCTTGAGTCTGCGTTTGTGCTTCAGTTTGTGTTTGGGTCTGTGCTTGATCACCCAACCGCGTCCGAGCATCCGCAACAGAATCGACCGTAGTGTTCACGATAGGCTTCGTGATTGAGTTGACGAAATCAGCCACGTTCGAGTCCTCTATGGTGCTGGTGTGCGCCAGCAGCGCGGCGTTGACAGCATGGGCGATGCTCTCTTGAAACTCGGACGGGTAGTACGGCTTGTTCTCCAGCGTGCTCGCCTGCTCGACTGCGGCGTCCGTTGCCACGACCATAGCGTCGAGAAGAGCAGCCTGTGCCTGCGCGGCTGTCACCCCAGCTGAGACAGCTGCTTCCGACGCAGCAGCGCTGTTGTACAAGTCAGCAAATGAAGCGAGTTGCGCCTCCTGCACAAGCTGCTCCAGCTCTTCCACCGGCTCCAGTACCGCGACTGCTGGTGTAGTCGTTGCAGCCGGAACGGTAGCGGGTGCAGCCTCTGCCGGAACAACCGTTTCACTAGGAACTGTAGGCTCAACGGCTTCTACCGATTCCGTCGACTCAGCCTCTACCGGCCCAACCGCATCCGCAGGCTCAACTACCACGGACGCGGGTTCGACCACAGTAGACACAGGCTCAACAATCTCCGGCTCGAGAACCGTCGGTTCGGGCGCGACAGACGATTCATCCGCAGGAGCGACGGGGGTCGCCATAGCCTCCTCGAACAACTCTTGCGTCGTCGGCTCTGTCGGCATACGACTCGCATAAATATCGTACGCACCGGACGCCAAGCCGGTATCCGTAGCCTTCAGCGCCAACGAGAGGATAAAAGGCTGGAGGGCGGCCGCAGTATCGGGAGACAAGTCCCCAGCCATATTGTGCAATGTCTCCGCAGCTCGTATGTATAACACATCACGAAGTTCGGCGGCAGAGAGACCAGGTTCCACGTCGCCCACGAGGCCATCACTCACAGATGTCACGGCAACAGCCATAGCAAAGTCCCTAGCCTCCTCACCGGAAAGACTACCGATGAAAGTCTGCGTAAGGTGCCCGACTGGGGCAACCTCGGGGACCGTGTATGTTGTGCCACTGAGCGTGATATCCGGCATGGTGACAGCTTCCCCGGCGGCGCTCCGCATGATGAGTGGATTCAGCTTGTGGAACGTCTCGCTATCGAGCGGCACGTGTCGGGGTATGTTGTACATATCCCTCGCCAGCTTGACAACAGCTTCTTCCCATTGAGGGCTGACCATCAGCCCCTCGGGGAGCGGTTCACCCGTCGCCGGATCACGCAGACCGAACGTCTTCGGTAGAACGTGGGTGAAGGTCTCCGGCTCTGGCTCGATGGCGGGGGCTGACGGGAACGGTGATGTCTCGACCTCTTGTACCATCGGCGGCACAAACGTCTCAGCAGCGGCTACGGCATCCTCCAGCGGAACCGTCTCAGTCGCTGGTATAGGAGGTTCCTGCACCACAACCGTCGGGCTTACCGTCGAGGTCGCGGATATTGCTACGGGCACGACCGTATTCGCCTCTGGCTTCGTGACAAACGCCGCAACGCGGGAGTTTATATTCGCAAGTTGCGCTTGACTGACTCCGGTAGCGGCCATGACATCTGCTGTTGTGATAGGTTCACCGGACGATGCCTTGCTGTCGAACAGACCCGCTATCTCGTCCCGGTACTGGTACGCAAGCATCCCAGCCAAGACGACAGCACCGAGGGCTACCCCTATAGGACCACCCAAGGCCGGAAGTACAGCCCCAGCAGGGAGGGCAAGAGCGGGGGCCACGAACGCCTGCTTAGGCGGTTCCTGATACATGATGATTCCCTGCTGCTGCAACAGGTCTTTCGCCTCGTCCTGCGCCCTCTTCTGGTCGTACCAACTCGCGATAAGACCCCGCTCGGTCTTGTCGTCGATCATCTGGGCTATCTCGGCCTTGGCTGTAGCCTCATCCTGCGCCCTCTGCTCGTACCAAGCATCCCACCACGCCTGCCCTCTGTAGGGGTTCGACTGGTGGCGTATCTTCTCCTCCAGCTCCGCGGCACCTCCCACGCCCAAGTCACCGAGCATCTTCACGGCCTCCTCGGTGCCGTAGAACTTGGAGAACTCATCGACATTGATATAGCCCTCGTCGTCGATGTACGGAAGGGCTGCTCCTACCGCTTTCAGTTGCGCCTCATAACCGACCGCGCCCATGGCAGCGAGGTCAGCCGCCGCCTGCTCAACACCTCGGTCGCGAGTCATTGCGATAAGGTCTATGTTCCCCTCGGCGTCGATGTAGGACGCGCTCCCCGTGATGGCCTCCTGCATCTGTGCCGCCTGTTCCGCCGAGGAAACGAACTCCTGCGGGTTCGCGTATCCCGCCTGCTCCATCAGCGCCGTCGCTTCTCCTGATCCCACGCTCCCGATCACCTTGAGGATGTCGGAGGCGGTTATGGGGTCGGACACACCCAGTCCGGCTGCGGCACGCAGCTTCAACTCTGCCTCCGCCCGAGAAGCGGCTGCGGCGGCGACGGCTGCGGCGTTCTCCACTCCAGCAAGTTCAAGGTATTCGGCGGTCGCTTTCTCGCCCAAGGCAGCAGCTATCTGGTCGGGGTGCAGTTCCGGCAGCTTGCCCGTCGTCTCCAGTAGGTGTTGGATGGCGACCTGCGGGGACGCGCCTTCTCCTGCTTCCACAGCCGCTCGTGCCTGCTCTACAACCTCGGGTGGCAGGGACGGCTCCAGCCCCTGCTCTGCGCGCTCTGCTTCGGACTCGACTATCTCCTCGGCTGTGGAAGGGCGAGGCATGATGACGTTGATCCCCCGCTGTCGGTACCACTCGATGCTTCCGGGTACTGGGCCTGTTGGGGAAGGCGTTATCGTCGGTGCCTGTGCTTCTTCTACTGCCTTCACCTGCTGGGCGGCAGCCTCCTGAACAGCCTCCGGTGAACCGTAGTGCTCCTCGGCGGCCTTCACGCCCTCTGGGGTTGGTGCGAAGGGGGCAGGGACGGTCGGCGGGGCGCCTACAACACCTACGACAGTCGGTGTGGGTTCCGGCTGCGTCGGCTCAGACACGGTCGTCGGTATGGTCGATGGGGACATTGGAGCGCCTAGGTCGACCTTGGGTTCGGGCGCAGATGTCGGTATCGTCGACGGAGACATCGGGGCGCCTGGGTCGAGCTTGGGCGTCGGTGCTGGATCGGCGGTCGGTGGCGCAACCGCTCCCGCGGCCTTCCGTGCCGCCGACCGCGCTCGGAGTTCAGCCTGACGTTCCTTGTTCGTCGCCATAGCGCTGTCCTCCCTTTCGGCTACCTAGTACTTGCTCCTGTAGTTCCCCGTGCGCCGCCTGTCCGCGCGCTGGAGGAACGTGGCCCCGCAGTCGCGGCACATCCAGCGGGAGTAGGTCGTCCCGTCTGGACGCCTGTGGATGCTGTGGCGAGTGACGGGGATCGTCCGCTTGCAGTGCGGGCATCGGGGTTTGGTTTGCTTTCTCATCGCTCCATACCTCCTGCGGCAGGTTGCTGGATTGTTGCTTGGTATTATACTACCGGAGGCAATAGTTTGTCAACGGTATCCCAATAATCTTCTGGGAATAGTAGCTGGGGATGGCGGTGTGGGAGGGTGCGGAGTGTGTAGTTAGGGGATAATAGTAGTGCTGGTTGAGGTGGAGGGAACCCTCCTAGATGTAGACCCTCCGGCCACTCTTCATGATGTACTGCCCACCGCGCGGCCCGATGTGGACCTTCCGGTTCCCGACTCGCTGCCCAGCGGCCCTCCGCGACCGACGCTTGGTGCCCCGTTCGTGCCGCCCGAACATGGTGTCCGTGGTGCGGGACACGACCCCAGCCCCGATAATCGTGGGGAGAGTACTCGTCATCAGCGTTCCTGCTGCCATGGTCCTGTCCTCCTATCTGTGTGGTCCGCCCATCTCGATTACCTCCTCGACCGTTTCCGCCCTGCCGTCTTCCTAACATCACTAGTGAATGCGGGGTATATCCTCCGCCCTGTGGCGGCAAATGTAGGCCAGTCTATCACATCGGCACCAGAACTGTAGGGCGTTGTTGGTACGTCCCCACTCACCTCCGGCCAATCGAACTGCGTACGTCATTTTCCTCGCCATCTTGTCTACCTCCTCGCGTCCTGCGGCCCTACGGCCAACTCTTACCGCCGAGTGCTTCCCCGAAGGTGTAGGCTTCCACCCTGCCGCCTCGGTCGTACTTCTTGCGAGACTTGGTATCGTGCCCACCAGCGGCACTCTGCGCGGTCGTGCTCTTCCGGCGCTTGTCCGTCTTGCGCTTGCTCTTGGTTCGAGAGGCTGGCTTTCGCTTCGCCATCGGCTCTACCTCATCCTCTGGATACCAGACGGTGAGTTCCGTGACCTCTTAGCAGGCTTCCGCTTGGCTGGAGACTTGGGCTTCGTCTTCCCCGGCCAAGACGTCGGCAGAGGCATCCCATACCCGTCCGGTAACGGTGTAGTCAGCGTCTCACGCACAAACCGCTGCGCCTGCTCCGGCAGAGCAGATAGAGGAACCAGCTTACCGAGATGTGAGTACGACCCCATCTGGTCGTACGAGCCAGCATACTGACCAAACCCCTGCGGGTGGTACGGCGCTGCGTTGAAACCGTACATATCCAGCTTTCTTGGCTCATCTACGCTGGGCACCACCAGCGTGTAGCGGTCAACGGTCTTTCCTCCATTGTCGTATATCCGCACCCTAGATGGCATGATTCACCTCCTGTGTTCCCATCGTCGGCCTCCTACCTCATTCTCTGTAGCATCTGGAAGAACATTCGTGCCTTGGACCCCGAAGCCCCCCGTGACCGACGATACCCATACAGCTTGGCGACGGCGAGCACCTTGTCTACCTCGCTGGAACGGAGCGTGTGGTAGTCCTCCCTCCAATCAACACCCGCATCGGCGAGCAGTTTCCTAGCATCTCCCCTCGTCATCGTCACTCGTCTTGCCATCTCGATCCTCCCTTCCCAGCCTATCGAACCGAACTCAGGTACTTGTTGATCCGCGCTATCGCATCTGGCACACTGGTCGCCTTCTGCTTCCGCATCTTCTTGAGCAGGTACGACTGCGCGAACTGTTCCAGCGTGCCGTTCCTGTCCAGACGAAACATCGCGTAACGCGAGTTCTGGTAGATACCGTTCGACCACTTGGACTTCGGGTCGAGAGACACCCTCACAATGATCGCGGCACGGCTGACTCCCCCGAGGGTTGACACTTGGGAGTGCACGTACGATGCCTTGACCTTGCCCTCGACATACTTGTCGATCTTGCTCCGAAGCGTCTGGGTATCGGCGTCGAATATCGGCATCTCGACTACCTCCTGACTTTCTTCCGGTCGGCAGGCGCGTAGAACGTCCTCCCACACACGGAGCAGATGTACCGCGTCTTCGGCCCTTGGCGCGTTGGCACACGGCCCTTTTTCCACGTCTTTGTGTGACCCGCCGGACACCTCACGTCTGCCATTGCTTGTGCCTCCTGCTTACCCTGCATCCACGCACGCTGACCGTGTTCACTCCTGTCCTTCCTGCGGGTTGGTGCTTGACCGCGATGTCAACGCTGCCTTGAATATTCTGAGGCTCGGACTGAGCCTTGCCGAGCCAACGTGGGCCAGTAGGCCGTGCGTTCCGGCAGAAGCTGTCTGCTTTAGCTGACAGAGTAGTCACTATACACCTATCCATACAATCTTGTCAAGAGCGTACCAACACCCCTCGTAGTCACTATACACCTATCCATACAATCTTGTCAAGAGCGTACCAACACTCCTCGTAGTCACTATACACCTATCCATACAATCTTGTCAAGAGCGTACCAACACTCCTCCACTACTGTCCTGTGCTGGTACGGTACTGGAAGTACTCTCTCGTCTTCGTCGCAAAGGCGACGATCTCCGGCGACACGCCACGCTCGAGCAGCTTGTCCGCAGAGATCGTCCGGTTCACACCGGAAACACGGGTCAGCACGATACCACCAGCGGTGATAGGTGCTTTGGGCAGCACGTCGAACTGCGAGTCTACCAGCGGCTTGATCTCCGCGAGCAGCTTCTCCTCCGTCTCGCCCAGTTCCTTTTTCTGTCGCCGTACGTCGTAGAGACTGGACAGCAGCGTCTCCAAGTTGCCGTCTGCTTCAATAGTTGTCATGGCTCTAAACCCTCCTCACTTTTTAGAGGATGCGCTCCCCTTCACTGGAACACTAGGCCACGGCTCCGGTGACGTACCAACGATACGACCCGACCAGCGGTCTATCTTCACCCACCGCTTCGACATAGGATTCCGCGCCTGCACATACCGATCCGGCTCCAGAGCCAGTGCTGCATCCCGCACCAGTTCGTCACTGATCTCGTGGCCGCAGTTCGGACAGATCATCACAGCACCCCCAGTTCGTTGATCGCGCTACTCACGACTTCACGCCCTCTCCACGCAGCCATTTGGCGACGAACGTGACCGCGTCGAGTCCGTACATGATGATGAGGAATACGAGGCACAGCGGCCAGAGCAGCACGGCAAGCCCGACGGTAAAGCTCTCTATCTCAGTCTCCACCCGTTGGCCTGTCACCCTGTCCGCAAGGGCTATGAGCCAGACGGCCAAGACCCCTACGACAATGTACGACACCACCCCTACAACTACCCACATACCGACCTCCTGATCGCCTCTATCTCGTCATAGGTATCCAAGAACGTAGCATATGATCTTCATAACACCACCTTCTCCAGACTCCCCCACCGCTTTCCCACCTTGGTATCCACCACCACGGGTACCAACAGACTCACCACGTTCGTCATGTTGTCTTCTACCCACCGCAGACACGGCTTGTGAACCTCCTCGTCCTCGACTACTTCTACTATCAAACTGTCGTGGACTTGCATTTCCCATCGCAGACTGTCCGCCCACTCCGTCTGCGGCAGACTCCTCCATAGTTCGCCCATAGCTGCTTTGATAATTTCTTGGGCTGTAGCGGTCACGGGCATGTTCGCAGCCTGCCGAGCACCGGCCTCTTTGATAGCCCGTATCGGGCAGTGAACCTCGGGGATATACCTGATCCTCCCGAACAGGTCTTTCACGTACCCGTACCGCCGCGCGTGAGCCACCTGCGCGTACTGGTAGCTGCGAATCTCGGGGTAGAGACGATAGTACTCGGCGATGAACTTCTCGCAGGTCAACTCGTCCCACGGCTCGATATCCACGGACTCACCGTCCATCGCGAGATCAGCGATGTACTCGTTGATCTGCGTGGACAGCCCGTGTGGACCGATCAGGTAGATGATCCCGAATCCGGCACGCTTGGTCGGGTAGCGGTACTTGGTCAGCTTGGCCTGATCGAGCGAGACCCCGAACAGGCGTGCGGCGGTCTCGGTATGAGGGTCGCCGCCTCTGTTGAACAACTCTATCAGCCCCTTGCATTGCGCGAGGTGAGCTTGGGTGCGCATTTCGATCTGACCGTAGTCCAACTCAGCCAGCAGCCAGCCCGGAGGCGCGATAAACCCGTTCTTGATCGCCTTGGACTCCTTGTTGCGTGTCGGGATGTTCTGGAGGTTGGCACCTTCCCCCTCGTCATTCTTGGACGAGGAGAGCCGCCCCGTCTCCACTCGCGTCGTCTTGATGACCGTGTGCATCCTCGGGGTGCCGCTCTCGTCAGGATGGGCCGACCGGATCATGTTGTCCGCGTAGGTGCTTTTCAGCTTCATCAGGCCACGGTAGCGAATAACCCCCTCGGCGACCGGATGCCCCGTTTTCTTCAGTTCAGCATCGTCGGTGGAGATCAGCCCCGTCGCTGTGGTCTTGGTCGGCTTGAACCCGAGTTCACCGTAGATAACCGCCGCGACCTGCTGCGAACTGTTCGGGTTGAACGCATGGCCGACCATTCCGGCAAGCTCGGCGGCCTGCACCCTCATGCGGACGTCGTAGTCCTCGGACAGGCGACGGCAGTGCTCGATATCCACGGCCATCCCGTTCGCCATCATGCTGTCCACCATCGGGAGGATGCCGAGGTCCGTGTACTCCACGAAGTTGAGGTCGAGGTCGGCGATCATCTTCCGCATTTTGTGGTGGACCCTGAGCGTGACGTCGGGGTCACGCGCGCTGTACTGCACCGCTTGGTCGAAGTCGATGTCGGCCAGCGACGACTCGGGCATGAGAGAGAGCACGTCCTCGACCACGGCACGCTCCTCGGCGGGGATGTTCCGCCACCGATCCCACAGGTCGGTGTTCTCGTCAGCGGAAAAGTCGTTTATGATGCCGTTGATCTTGCGGGAGATATGCCACGGCTTCTTGTTCCGCGTGACCAGTTCGCCCTTCTTGTTGTTCCACTTGGTCTCCTCGATCAGCGGCGGGTCGGGCCACTCGCGACCGGACGCACGCAGCAGGTACTCCAGAGACAGTTCCTGCTGGCCGGGACGGACGACCTCGCGGTAGGTCTTCATTTGGACGCCACATAGGCGCGACGCTAGTTCCTTCAGGCCCTGCGGGAGGTGAAGAAGATACGCCTCCACCATCGTGTCTATGAAATCATCCTCCCGCAGCACCACGTACTGAATATCGTGGAGCCAGTAATGGACGATAGCCGTCCCCGGCAGGTCAGTGAGATCGTACCTCCCTCGGAAATCGTCGGGGATCGGGATGAACCACGCGGTCCCCGGTCGCGCTGAAATCTGGACACTCCACAGCTTGCCTCGGCACTGCTCGGTATCGACGGCGAACTCGCCGCTGTCGCTTATCTCGTCCCGCATCTGCCGGAGCTTGGCGGGTGTGTCGGCTACGCGGTAGTCGGGGTTCGGGTACTCGTCGACTACGTGGTAGCTCCGCCAGTCTGCGCCCTTGACCAATCCACGGAGGACTTGGAAGTCCTCGCTCACTTGGCGCGTCTTGCTGGTGTCATGGAGGGCGAAGGCGGGATGGTAGGCGGGAAGGATAATCACGCCGTCCTTCTCAATGGGTTTACCGTGGAGGTGCTCGACCGTCCCCGCGTTGTTACCGAGGAAACGAGCGATAGCGGTTGCTCCGAGGGCCATGATAATACGGGGCTGGACGAGGGATAGCTCTAGGTCCAGCCAGTGAGCACACGCTCGCACCTCGTCGGGCTTCGGGGTGCGGTTTCCCGGAGGGTGACAATGGACGACGTTCGTGGCGTAGACGGATTCACGGGGTAAGCCGACTTGGAACAGCAGGGAGTTGAGGTACTGCCCTGCCTGACCTACGAACGGTTTGTACCCCCACTCATCCTCTTGGCGCCCCGGCCCTTCACCGACAAGTGCGACCTCGGCAGGAACAGCCCCGTCGCCAGGGACGGGAGCTTTGCACTTGGCTCGCAGGCCGCAGTCCGTGCACAACCGTATCAGGTTCCCGGGGAAGGGCAGGGTGGACGGGTCGGGGAGAGGCGGCGGAGTTCTGTGGTAACGTTGACCGTGCGGGTACGGCATCGAACCCTACTTGCCGTACCAGTGCAGCTTGTTCTCGGCACTCCGTGCTCTTTCCAGCGCTCGGTAGCAGCGCTTCTTCCACCAGTCCAGTGGGTAGTCTCGGTTCTTCCCGCACCATTCACACGTCTCGTACTCGTAGTCCGAGTACCCGCTCTGGTTCGACCGCCACGCGTGTCGGCCAATCAGGCAGCGCAGCCAGCGCTTCCACCTCGGAGGTTCCTTGTGCGACGCGAACTTGAAATCACCCTTGGGCGTCTTTGTGCTCACCCCTGCGCCTCCTTCCCTTGTTCCCTGAGATCGTCGTCACAGCTACCGCAGACATCCGGCTCTCGCCCAGAATACATGAACTCGCTGTCGCACCGCGCGCACTTCTTGATCCGGCTCTCCAGCAATTCGGGATGCTCCAGCGCAGAGCCGAGGATAGTGCCCATCCTGATGAACACGCCCTTCTTGGCCTTGTCGGGTTCGCGCTTATTCCCACTGGGCGCCAGAAGCCACTCGCCTAAATCCCCCTGCCAGTAGACCTCCCACAGTACTTCGCTGCGCGGGAGACTGACGACATCGTGCCCGTAGGCTTCGCCTCCAACCTTGGCATCAAGGCCAGTCGGCCAGAGGAGTTCGATTGTTACGTCGCAGCTACCCTTGAAAGCTTCATTGACTTGAGCATAGCCATCACCGATACCGGGGCCAGAGACATACAAGCCTCCAGCCTGCCAGGAAAGGGTATCGACACCGAACATAAACTTGTTGACCCTATCCCACGCTCTTGGAGCCTTCATGCCTTCACTTCCTCACCAGCCAGTACAGCAGCCCCGCGATAATCGCGCTGAACCCCAGACCGATCTTCGTCTTCCTACTGCCCAGAACACGTATCATGGCTTCAACTCCCCCCTAATCAGCTTTTTGACCTGATCGCACTCAAGTCGCTGCGCCGTAGTCTCTCCAGCTCGTACCCTCTCCTCGTACGACGCCGGAAGGCGACGGTACAGGCACTCGAACCCGTCTGCACCCACGCATAAACAGGCGCAACAATCAGCACCCTGCCCCATCTTACATACGCTCAGAGCGTCCTCCTTGGTCAGGAGTATCCGGCTGTAACCGCCGTTCCCTGTGACGATATTCATGACTCCGACTCCTCCACAGGCTCTTCCGGTTTGAACAACTTGATACCCTCACCTCGTCGATACTCTGGGTGCTCAGTGCACCAGAAACACCCCGGCTTCATTCTCACCACGGGGTTCACCCCCAAGTCGGTACAGAATCGCTCGAACGCTCCCGCCTTCTGCCCATCGCAAATGTATTTCCCGTCACGGTAGTGCTCTGGATCATGCATTCCCGTCACGTGGCAGCAAGGCAGATAGAGATAGCACTCGAGCAGCTCCACGATCCCTACCACAGCATCTTTGGCTATCTCTTTGCTGTTGATTGTTTGCAGGAAGGCTTTGCCCGCCTCGGTGTTGTATAGGTTGCTGGCTTTGAAGTGCGCGTTCACCCGCCTATTCACTTCCTTCGCCACTACCTCTCCCAATAGGTTTCGCAGATCACTCATCAGTCAGCCTCTCCTTCCCGATGGGCTGTCGCCTTGGGCATCGCGTCCCGCTGCGTCTTCCCGAGCAGGATCAGGGACACCAGCTCGTTGAAATCACACTGGAGTACGTGTTCGTTGGTGTTGCGACCACGCAGGGAAAACTCCCATTTCACAGCCCCACTCCTGTAACTTGCCAGTTCAACACCCAGCATTAACGGCTGCGTGCTGTCTTGGCACAAGAGGTTCAATGCGCTGTGCGACCTGACCTCGCCCTCGGCCTTCCCGTTCTCCTTCGCCAACCTCATCCCCCTAGCCACACAACGGGCCATCAGATCGGTTAGGCTGGCCCACACTGCGTTATTCTCCGCAGTTGCTTTAACAGGGTCGCTGCCGAGGAGCCTACCCGCGTCCTGAGCCTTGTAGATTATAGATGCATATTCAGACTGACGCGGAAGATGACTAGTCATCACCTCGCTCAAGTCCTCCTGACTCAAATCCATCTCCGTCCTTGCTGCCATCTTTGCTCTCCTTTCGTTATCTCACAGGTTCCCCAGCCGCGCCACGATACAGTCCGCAATGTGCAGCAAGAAAGGCAGCGTGATCTGGCGGCTCGCCATCCAGTCGCACCGCTCGCTGCCCCACCGTCCCATGTGGGACTCGATACAAGTGAGCACCAAGGGATCACAGACGATCCCCTCTCGGTCAAGGAACTGCCGCACCAGCAGCGGGTGTATCGTCAGGATGCGCTCGGCATCCGCGTCGATGCCGTACTTGCAGATATCGTGAAGAACCGCCGCCGACCGCAGGATGTCACGCTCCCGCTGAACCAGCAGCAGGATGTCCGACAATACGGCGCACACCCTGACGACGCGGAGCGTATGAACCAAGTTCCCCCACTCCACGCGCTCGTCCGGCAGGTGGTGGTATACGCTGCTGGGCATCTGCCACGCCCGGACACCGATAGCGTGCACCGCCTTGTGAACGCAATCACGCAGCTCGAGAGCCGCTATGAGGTCTATCTCACCACGTAGTTCGCCGAGGGACACCGCGTGTTGATTCATAGGAGTAATCACCTCTCAAACCTTACCGCCGCACAGCTCGGCGATGGCGCTCTTTGCCAGCTTCTTCCCGATACCGGGTATCGTCCTCCAGTCTTCCTCGGAAGCGGCTACCATCCTCTCCACCGAGGGGAGGTGCTGGGCTACCGGAGCAGACAGGGTCCAACCGATGCCGTCCAGTTCCGCTGCCACCCGCCTCGTAAACGACGGGCGCACAAGCTGAACGGTCGGGGGGGGCCGCTTGTAGAACTTGCGCAAGGACTGATGACCGTCGGCGGGACTCTGGAACCACGACCACAGGCTCACGATGACCGCCGCCGTCTCCTGCACACCCTCCGAGCGCAAGACGTACACTCCAGCTAGACGCTCTAGTTCAAACAGGTACTGGCAGTAGCGACTGTAGGTCGTAGTCGGCTTCACAGGTTGCCACATCTCACATCGCTTCATCGTTCGGGGGTTGACGCCCCAAGTCGGTATCTCCAGCAGACCGTCCTCGGGACTGCGGCGGACACGGCCTTCCACGAGGACCACGAGCACGTCCACTCCGACTACCACGCTGGCCTGAAGCTGTGCGAGAAGGCGCCCACTGCTGATACAAGAAGCCATATCTCCAATTTTCTTGCGCTCGACGGCGATCAGCAGCGACTCCCCATTATCACCCTGTCCCGCGAAGCTCACGTCGGTGAACAGCGGGATCGGGACGACGGCGGTGGAGCCGAGCGTGCGCAGTTCTCGGATGATGTCTTGGTCGTTGGGGAGATTCGATGTGAAGATGGCCGACGTGAAGATGTCCACACCCTACTCCCGCAACTCACTCTCTCCGCACTGCCCGCCATACTGGAACTCAGCGAACGGAATCCTAGATGTCACACGAAGCATCGACCAATAGTGGCAATACCGCACCAGTTCCCTATTCGTCCAGCCATCTCCCGCGTAGGAGTTGCGGCTTACTGCGTCCAGCGGTTGATACCGCATAGGGAATGGCCAACCACCTAGCCGCCTCACCATCTGTAGGCGATAGAGCGCGTCCTCCGGCGTATCATGAAACCCAATGAGCACATAGACCGCAATCTTTGATCGAGGGAACCCCGCGCGACGCAATACATCCCATCCTTGCATGAACTTCGACTCATACCCGATGGAATCCCACGCGATACGAATGTACCTCAAGTCCAATTCCCGCAGCCGTTCTGCGTGATGATTCGTCAGAATACGAGCGTCTAGCCCTTGGTTGAAATCCACATCTTTCACGCCTTTGAGGGAGTCAATCACCTTGTCAAAGTGCGCTCGTGAACAGGCAAGAAGATTGTTGTCGCAGACTATCGGCTTTGGCTCCCACGTTGGCAACTCCCGTAGTTCACCTTCGACCACAGGAACGATGCAGAACGGACAGTGATTTACGCACCCGACTGACGTCTTACACGCATTGGGATTATGCAGACGAAGTGCGTTCTCTACACCGTTGCCGTAGGCCACACCAGCGTACTCAGCAGCAGGCCCACCGAGGTCAACCGCGCGACCCTCTGCCATGAGTTCAGCAGCCCTATCTATTGCTTCCCCTAAAAGCCACGAGAATACAACGGATAAGTGGACACCGTCATCATCAGCCCACTCCAAATACGACTTGGGCCACTTGTTCTCCTCACGTAGAACCGTAGATGTCTTCATTCACTCAGTTCGCTCTCCAACCACAGAACACCAGCGAGCATTTCCTCGGTCGTGAACGACTCGCCGTGACCCTTCAAGATAGGCTTGTCCTCATCGTCACTCGCGCGATGGACGTAGATTTCGGTGTAGGTTTCGTACTCCGCTCGGTGACTGCTTGTGAAACCATGCCTGACGATCTGGAAGTTTAGGTTGCCAAATGACTTCCCCAAGCTGCGTTCGAGTACTTCACTCCGTAGACCGAACGGGTGTTGCCAGCCCTTGGCAATCAACCTGTCGAAGTCCGGTTGAGAATCTCCGTAGAGGACGATGCTTGATATTCTGAGGGCCACGACGGCTACTCCTCATCCTCAGGGACGCGGCAGTTCCGCATCCACGCGGGACCGAAGTCCTTCTTGTCCTCCACCACGAAGTCCACCCTGCCATCGTCCAGAGCCGAGTTGTTGTCCCGCAGTACTTTCGCCCGCACTACCCCATGATCCCGATCCAACAGCACCAGAGTCTCCGGTTGGTACGGGAGGGTAGGAGTGCCGCCCAGACCCGCGTCCAGGCCGTACTCTAGCCTGATTTCCTTGCGGTCGACGTTCTCCTTGCGGTTCGGTGCGTCCCGCGGCGGCTTGACGATTATCGTAGTCATAGCCACGTTGATATCATCTCTGGCTACCAGCGCACTCAGGAACATCCCGTCGTGTGCGTTCTTAGCGATCTTCCAGAAGTCGTCCGGCTGCGGTATCGGACTCGTCGCTTTGTTTTTGTCCGCTGCTCTCTCAGCCCTCCGCCTCGCCAAGTATTCGGCCTTGGACAAGCCCGACACCTCGCGGTAGGCCAAGTCCTGGGAGTGTTCCCACAGACGGGCCGCACTCTCGACGTGCACCCAGTCCCCGGGGCGGACGTCCCGCATCACGCGGTCGAATGCTGCTAGGAACGACTCCATGTTCTGGCAGTAGTAGTAGACCACGTTCTCGGGGGTGTTGCGCCCGAACTGGCGGAACACGGAGGCGTACTTGTGCTCCGTGTCCAGCACGTAGACTTTGGCGCTGGGGTCGATGTATCTGACACACCCCTCCTCCAGATCGTCCACCTTGCCGTTGACGACCATTGCGATGGACACAAGGGCGCTGGTCTTGCCTACTCCGTCCTTCCCCCCGATCAGCAGGAACTCCCTGCCAACGCCCGTCGCCAATAGATCGTGCGCTGTCAGGGGAACCGGCTGGTTGACTGCCTGACTCGGTGCTGTTCTGGTTGTAGTCATTGGTTATTCTCCCCTCCCCTTCTTCCCCTTCGGTTTGTCGCTCTCGTTGCTTAGATATCTATCTCGCATCGCCGCCCACTCCGAAAAGGTCAGTTCCACCTTGTACGTTGTTTTCCTGAAGAGGTGCGTCTGCGGCTCATTGGAAAGCATCGTCAACTCACCGAACAGGTTTTCCAACTTCTCTTGGTAGAGCCTCCTGATCTCATCGAGCAACATCTCGACTTGCTCATCTGTCATTGGTTGCTCTCCCCTCCGTCTTCGCCTTCCCCTATCGGTGGGATCACGTTGCCGTTCCGTGCCCACTCGGCTATCAGCTCGTCGGTGCACCGTCTGCGCTTGCGCTCGTCGATCACATTCGGAGCAAACCACAAGCCGATAGTAGCCAACCCGACGACGATAGCCTCACCCACTACCAAGCCTCGCGGCACACGTGGCCCCGGAGTCGTCATCTCCAAGTCAGGCCGAATGTTCACACCATTCACAACCAGCTTGCCATGTGGGACTTCGCTCACGACCACCTCTACGACAGGTCCAGAGCCATCCACCCCGACGTACTGGTAGTCTCCCTCGTACGTATAGGCTGCGAGCATAGCGACGGCTACCGCCATCACGAACACAGCCCACACGATCATGCTGGCAAAACACAACCGATACCACAGCTTGCCGTCGGGCGACTTCCTGTACCGAGTATGCGCTTCTCTCTTGACCTCTTCGATCGTCGTCATCGGTTACTTTCTCCCTTCCTCACCGAAGCCCCTTCACGCCTACCCGAGCGACGGGACCTGCCCAATACACACTGATCTGTGCCGGAGAGTCCATCCTCTCGCCGTCCTTTCCACACCAGTCTGCGACCTCAAGATCGACTCTCTTGGCGTTGGTCGCAAAGATGGTGTCCAACCCTTCGCCTATGGCGCGCACTATGTTTTCCATGAGCAGTCCCCCTTCTCCCAGTTCGTTCTACGGTGAGGTATCCAGCTTGACGTCGCCTACCAGTTTCGCTTCAGCAACGGAAACGCAGAGACCCATATCGTCTGCCAGTTCAACAAACCGACGGTTGAGCAAGCGCAATTCATCCTCCTGCACGTTCCAATCGAGCTTGTGTCGAATGTGATAACTTACGTCCGCCCCCACGCTCACCTTACTCTCCCCTCCCGTCATTCGGGCCGCACCCTTGCGCGACCAGATAATCCCGCGTATTGATGATCCCCTGCCAGCACTCCTCGATGCTCTGCCGCGTCAGCCGGAGTATCCGCAGACGGGCACGCACGGTCGGCGGGGCCGTTGAAATGTGGCCACTCACGTAGCACACCAGATTGGTGTCAGCACAGTGGCAATACGCCCGAACCTGCTGGATGTGGTCGGACGGTATGTTCTCGTTCAAGGTGTAACGCAGCTTGGTCTCGGCTACCATCCAGCCCATGTCAGGAAGCCACATGAGGCCGTCCAGGCTGGCTATGATTCCGTCCGTGACCGATTCTACGTCCGACACGTAGAGACCACCCCGACAGTCGGCGTAGTCCGTCAGGAAACAGTCAACCGTCGTCTCCCATATCCGGCCAAGGGCCATGATCGCCAAGATGTCATCGGGGAAGGCGCGATTGTCCTCGTACCCCACGTCGCCCTTCGCTATCCGGTGGCCGGAGCGCAGGAGGCTGGTGACGTGCCACTTGCTGCCGTCCCGCGGCGTCGGTGTGGTGCGTTCTATGCCGACAGCGGCGAGGTCGGCGACCTGACTGAGGTCGATAGGCTCCTGTACCAGAATCTCCACGTTAGCGCTCCCCTCTCGAAGGCACAATGCGGAAGTCGGCGAGACCAGCTCCCGTAAGGCACTCGTCTACACTGTCGATGATAACGCTCAGAAGGACCAGCTCCGCAAGCTGGTTGATATAGAACCGCTCGTACGCGGTCAGCTCCCGCTCCGGCTCTGCGACCTGATGCTGACTACCGTCGCTCATCACGCACCTGTCTGCTTATATCACCCAGCGCCAACTTCATCTCGCCCTCGCTACCCCGCTGCTTACGTTGGCTCACTCTATCTTCCACCCACATAAACACAATAGCGAACCCGACGAGCGAAGCGAATACCGACGCAAGAATAAGCCCACTTCGTATCCCCGCCGTAATCTCATAGGGACTCAACCCATACCGAGAACCCATATACGCAGCTCCCTCATCCGTACAAACAGCAGCGAGCACGATGAAACCACCACCTTCACCAGCAACGATAAGGCGCTCTACATCAAGGCGCTCAACATCCAAGTTCTCGTCCAACACGACAGATGATACATACTCTCCGCAAGCAGACTCCTCAGAAAAATGCAACTGCCCTGTGTACTTATCTGTCAGAGGGTAGTAGTTGTGCCACCACACCCCAACTCCCACACAGACAGCCATCACAACAGCGAACAGCAACAGACGCCTCTCCGTCCTCACGGCTTCTCTGAGCACCTCTTTCATCCTCGCCCCTATCGTCATCACCGTTGCTCCCATCTACGCTGCATGGGGTCGCCGACCTCCAGACCCCTCTCGCCGACATCTCACATCACTCCCCGCTCTCACTCACCATTCGGTCGGCGACCCCGCGCTCATTGCAGGCTGCTCTCCTTTGCCTAGCGTTGCCCTATGATCGGGCAGCCTACGCCTTGGTTATCTCCTTGTCCTCGAGAACCATACCGGCCTCGATCAGCGCCACCTGGAACTCGTCTTTGAACACGATCTGCGCTGCCGGTTGCTTCTTGTCCCTGATGGCCTGCGCCGCCACCTGCTGTAGCGTCACGGAGTCGCTTCCCTCGAGCAGGGCCGCAGCGATAGCCACCGCAGCCGCCGTGGCGTCCTCACCGTTGCCCTCTGCCGCGGCTGACTTGGCCTTCGCGGCTGGCTTGGCGCCCTTCTTTCCCTCCCACGGGAGCTTCAGAATCTGGTCGGGGACGGACAGGATGCGCTCGCGCGCGCCCTCTGCTGCCACCCTCGCCAGCCCCGCACGCTTGGGTTCCGGCACGCCGATGTTGTGGGTGTACAACCCGTCCAACACCGAGATGTCGTCGGTCAGCTTGTCCTCGGGGAACCCCGCGCTAACCAGCGAGTTCAGGAGCAGGTAGAAGTTGCACGACAGGTTCAGCGTCGTCGCGTCACCCTGCGGGACGAGAGTCTTCCCGTCGTCGGACGGCAGGAACCGCTCGGGGTCGGACGCGCTGTACTGCTGCACGTAGTCCCGCCCCTCATCGTCCTTGTAGCTGATCCGCGCCGCAGTCGTGGTGGCCACGACCGTCCCGTCCTTCTTCTTGTACTCGAACAACTCGAAGCGGCACTCTTCCCAGATCAGGTTCCGATCGACTGGGACCACTCCTCCCTCGACGAAATCCGAGGGTCTGATACTTACTCCACCCATGATCTAGTTTCCCTCCTTCTTGGTTTTCCTCTTCCTCTGTGGTATTTGCCCCGCCTGGGCGGCTTGATCTATGGCCTCGACCACTAGGTCTGTGATTAGCCCTCGTACCGACTTGTCGCTTGCCAGAGCAAGCTGCCGAAGCTGCTTCTTCTGCTCGTCGTCGAGAGCCAGACTGACGTGGTACTCTGTCACCGCCACCTCCTTCCGGTGCTGTCCGCGCTTCTCCGCGCCTCTGCTCGACACACCCCCCACCTCCTCGACCTCTGCGGGTCTACGATGTTGTTCTCTACTTCACCCCTACAGACCACCTCCTTCCACCTTACACTTGCCTAGTCTTGGGACACCCTGAGCCAAATAGTCGTATTCCCTACACCAAGATCGACGTGAAGCTTGAAGCAACTATCATCCACTATCATCCACCCTGTAGTTACTGGCACCTACGACTACTGTCCACCAGTCATCGAGCATCGGGTGGTGATTCCTCAAAAGCGTAACATTCCCTACTTGGTAAGCATCACACACTGCCAAGATTTCACACCCTAACGAGTCGGTGAAAATAGCGTCAACCAACGCGGCTGGTACGGTGAGAGCACGCCGCCACTCGAACTGCATCCGCTCTATCTCCACATCCTCCCCGTCGCGGGTACAGAACTGGGTATAGCGCGTCATGCCATCCCACCAGTCGTCGATCTCCTCAATATACACGGTCGGCACTACGGGAGGCGTGGAAGCCAGCACCACACCCAACACAGCGGCTATCACCGTGCCCATGACTGCCCAAATGAGCAATACCACTAGCTTACCGTCCCTGCGTGCTATCACCGCTCGTCCCCCCTTCGCTATTCCCTTCTGTCCACTCTGCTCACGATAGTCCTGTCACTCCAATCCGTCGTGGTAGACGAGTCTACCGAGGTGCTCATGATTATATCACCAAACTGGGGCTGCTGTCAAGCCCCTAGAGGAGCGGATCGGGAACCCTCTTCAAGCTCCCACACACCCGTCGCCGGAACCACTCCGGCGCGAAGAGCTTGTGCTTCGGATAGAACCAGAGCCAATTGTCATCCACGACTAGAATCTCGCTCTTGTCCGCCTCCGAGCGACTCGCCCGACCAGCGGACTGGACAAGGGTCTCCATGGCGAGGTAGCTCGACCACTCCTTGTCGTCGTCATGTCGCGCCTTGGTTACGGGGTCTCGAGTATCGGGGTAGGGGAGCTTCCCAATCACAATATACTGCGGTGGCCCATCGCCCATAGGAAAGTCCCAGCCGGTCGTGACGGTCGGGGATACCAGCACGGCGGGAGGAGACGCAGCCTTGAACGCCTCCACGACCTCCACCACATCCCCTTTGCTGTGCGCGAACATGATGTTCTTGAACCGTGAGCGGGACAGGAGCAGCTTGGCCCGGTCGTAGCTCACCGTGAATATGATGCCCTTGCGGTCGAGCCGCCGCTGGATGATCTGGTCGATACGCGACGACCAGATCACCGCCCCGTAGTCATCGGTACGGTAGTTGATCCGCGCAGTCGGGACGTGCCAGATCGGGGTGTTGGCCGCCGGGAAATAAGAGTCCATCTCCACCCACGACCGCTGCCCGTCGCTCGGGATTCCCAGATAGTCAGCAGATCGGTGCGACAGGATGGCAGACATCAACATCACCTTGGGCACGTCGTGCAAGAGCTGCTGCGTGTATGCGGAGACCCACTTGGGTACGAACCGATACCCGCGGTCGGTCCGCTGGATCACCCAGTCCTCCGTGACCGCCGTGAGCCGTTGCAGCTTCGCCAGCGTGGCTTTGGCGCTCCGGTAGGTTCGAGAGACGTGCCCCGGCACGGATTGCTCCGTGGTGCGGTACTGCCGTACATCGCACTCCACAGAGGCCAAGTGCTCTTCCGCGACGGGGACTGCGGCCCCAGCCCACGTCCGCCATGCGGACCACTGCTCGGCGCTGGGGAAGGACAAGCCGATAGGCTGGAGGTCGAGCCGTGCGAGGTATACGGTGAGATGGTTCTCCATCGCCGCAAAAGCCTGGTGGGCTTCGTCCAAGATGAGCAGACCCACCTCGCCAAGGCCGGTTGAGAAATTAGACTGCGCGAGCCAGTAGGCGTAGTTGGTCACGACGAGTTGCGAGGCCAGTGCCTTTCGGAGCTGGATGCGGTAGAGGCACTGATCCCGAACCGGACAGGGGACTCCGTCGTGACATGGCCCTTCGTCGGCGCGGAGGCCGCGGACGAGGGCGCAGGGAAAATTGTTCTGCCCCTTCACGAGGACGCCGCCGAGTTGAGCGCAATCCCGCATATATTGCATTTGGAGTCCCTTTGTAGCAGTGACGATGACCGTGCGGGCACCGGACAGTTTGGCCAGCAAGATACTCGACAGAGACTTTCCTGATCCCGTCGCGGCTGCCACACCAAGGAAGCGGGACGGAGAGTCGTACCAGCTCAGTGACTCCTCGAGGAGTTCGTACTGCCCCGGGTAGAAGCTGTCGAACCCGCTGCTCAGGCCGAGGAGCTGGGCAGGGGATGGTCGTTCTGTTGTCACCGTTACCATCGGACGGTTCCCTCCTCTAGCAAGCCGTGTGGCCGCTGTGGTTGCTGTAGGCGTGAGACGCGAGGCGGGTGCCAGCGCTCACCCGTTGATCTTCCCCGCGCCGCACTTGCTGACTCCTTGGCTGATCCAGCACTCGATATTGATTCACCTTCGCCTTTTTCTCCCTTGCCCCAGCAAGAATCGCTTTCTAGGCGCTGGTTGTTCACTACCTCTATCACCGCTACAACCCTACAGGCCAAATCTGTACCCGTGATTCCCGCGGGTTGCCCGAGCCGCCAGCAGGCGCTCCGCAGACGGCCACCTCCAGCGCTGGTTGGTTTCCCCAGCGGACTTCGCCGCCAACCACTCCTTCTCCAGCACTGCGTGCTCCTCCGGCGTTATCACGTCCTCCGGTGCCCCCGCATCCGTCGGCGCGTCCAGCACGCCGACCCTGCCCGTCCGGTATGTCTCTTTTTGCTCGCTCATTTTTCGGCCCCCTTCAATTTCCGCTGATTTTCGCTGTTTTTGGCCGTCCCAGTCTCAACAGACAAAATCTTAATATCTATAAGGTACTTATACGCGCGCGCACGCGTAAGGAGTACTGTGTGTTTGTGTGTCAGTTACACCGTGTGTTTGTGTGTCATCACACAAACCCGCACCGTGGGATTGTGTGTCAAATCCGCTGACCCACAGACCCGCACCGTGTGTTTGTGTGTCAGATTTCACCATGCGTTGACCTCCTTGCACCCCCCGTCGACCCCCCAGCAGACCCCCCCTGCAACCCCCGTTGACCCACAAACACACACCGTGGGATTGTGGGTCAAAATGCACCCTACTTTTCCTTCCGCTCCACCAGCGTCTCCAGCGCCCCCAGCCGGAATTGCATCCATGTATCCCACCTGTGGGCCTCGGACACCAGACGGTTTGCCGTCTCGCCGAACTGCGCGGAGTCGCCTGATAGAATGGATTTGATAAGATACACTTGGACTATCCGGTAGCGGTAGACACCACAGACGCGCGCCATATCGTCGAAATCGGAAGCTACCCACGCGTCGTAGAGGTAGAGGTGAGCTGTGTTCTCATCCACCACGCGAGGCGCGTACGGAGTAAGGCTGTTCATGATGTCCAGCGTGTCCGTATCGTCATCCATCAGGCACAGGTCACGGACCAGCGACTGTACCCCCGTCAGCTTGGTGATAGTCGCGTCCTCCCGCGCGAAGTAGGCAGCGTGGTAGGACATCCAGCGGCACAGGCGGTTGCGTGATGTGTCGTATCGCTTCGCCAGTGAGTCTATGACGTCCACTAGGGACTTGATTGTTGACCGGCAGTGGAGACGGACGGGCTGGATGGCGTCCTTGTCCGCTTTCTCCTTCTGCCGGAGATGCTCAATGACGCGGTGCAGCGGCCAGTCGGCTACTGAGTCGGTCATTGAGGCTGGGGATATGGATACGGTCCTCGGTCTACTCTCTGCTACTTTGTCGCCCGTCTCAGCGCCGCTGCTTGCCTTCTCTAGTGCCTTTGTCATTGGCTAGTACTCCCCTCTCTCGATTCAGGGTTGGCTCTACACTCCACCACCATCACATCCAGCATCTCCAGCTGCGTCCCGCCGTTGCCATTCGGCCACACGAACTGCGAGAATATGCCCCCGACCTTCGGGGCGACTCCGTACTTCTCGCACCACTTCACGTAGCTGCCGCACTCCCGCTGCTCCGCCAGCACATCCACCACGTGCATACTGGAGTTCCCCGGCCAGTTCGTGAGTAACCCCATGTGCTCCTCGTCCTGCCACTTGTGGCAAGACACACACAACCCGATCCGCTGCTGCATGTTCCCGTTCCCGTTGTGGTCCTCACCGAACGGCTCGTGGAAGTGCGCGATCATTCTCTCTCGGCAGATCGCGCACAGCCCGTCCTGGTCGTTGATTATCTGCCTCCAGTTCGCACCATGCCGCCGAGTGCGATCGTACGCGCGGCGCCACCGCTTCATCTTCTCCGGCTGGCCACTATACGGGGCTTTGTACGGCATACTGCGGCCCCTTTCCAAGTGAAACTAGCACCTCGACCAGCCACACCCTCTGCTGCACGTCAGGCAACCTTCCTGCAAGACGGCCTCCGCTCCACAATCGGGGCAGAGCATACCGGAGTTCAGCTGCTCCAGCTTGCCATCGGTCTCGATGAACCGTCTGCCTAAGAACCTATAGATATAGTCCAGCACCGATGACGCGTTCGGTATGTCCTGATTCTCAGTGAAACCGCTAGGCTCAAACCGAGTCCCCCGCATCTTGTTGACAAGAGACTCAACAGGAACACCGTACTGTAGAGCAATACTCGTCAGGACGGCTACTGCATCCATGAGACCGTTGATAGTCGACCCCTGCTTTGTCCCAGTAATGAACACTTCCCCGGGAGAACCATCGGGATAGAGACCCACATGGAGATAACCCTCCATCCCACTGACACTGAACTTGTGCCGGATGCTGGTAGCATCAATGGGCATCTTGCGCCGCCCGTTTCGTGAAATCTCACTAGACGCCATGACAGAGGCAGGAGACAGGACGTGACCGTGGAGGTGGTCTAACTCATCCGCGCCCACAATGACTTGCCTGTCGCGGCTCATGTTCCGGTAGACCGTGACTCCCTTGCACCCTGACTCCCACGCCATGATGTAGGCACCGAGCACGTCAGCCTCAGTTGCGTCCTCGGGCAGATTGACTGTCTTGCTGACAGCAAGATCAGTGTGCTTCTGAAACATAGCTTGGTGCCGAATATGCCACTCCCACGGTATCTCGAGCGCAGTCAGAGGACGATACTCCCCAAAGTCGACCTGCGGCTTCTCTTCCAGCCGAGTCCCATCACCCAGCGCACGGTATCCATCGAGTGTGAAGTGAGGTTCTATCCCGCTACTGCACCCAGCGAGAACGCTGATAGACCCAGAGGGAGCAATGCAAGTCAAAGCCGCATTCCTTCGCTCCGCTCGAAGGCCCTCTCCGCTAGTGCCTATGTAGGCAGGGTAGCAGCCCTTCTCCGCCCCGAGTTTGACGCTCTCATCGTGAGCAGCTTTCTGGATAGTCTGCATCACCACATCGGCGACCACCAGCGCATCCTCGGAGGCGTAACTCATCTGGAGCATAGCCAACGCGTCTGCCCAACCCATGACGCCCAAACCCAGCTTCCGCGTGCACAACGCCGCCTCAGTGATAACCGGATCAGGGAACAGGTTGAGGTCCAATACCTTGTCCAAATACCGCACCGCCAACCTAGCTGTATCCTCCAGCTTGGTCACATCGAATCCCCTAACGGTCCCGTCGGTGTAGTACTCGAGCATGTGGCTGAGATTGATGCTACCGAGATTGCACGGCTCGTTGTCGAGCAGTGGGACTTCCCCGCAGGGGTTCGTGCCCGTCAACTGACCCAACCACGGTGTTGGGTTGCTTGCCTCCGCAGCGTCGATGAAAAAGCAGCCCGGATCACCATACTTCCACGCATTATCAGCCATCTGTGCAAGGAGATCGTACTCTCGAGGAACAGGCGCCTCCCGATTGTGGTAATACCGCGCCGCCGCCTCCATGAAGTCGTTTGTACAAGCGACTGAGATGTTGAAAGTAGTAAGCGCGTCCTGACTATCCGCCTTGCACCGGATAAACTTCTCCACGTCTGGGTGCTCACAATGCAACACTGCCATCTGCGCTCCAGCCCGCTTGCCGCCCTGAGTCACCATCTGAGCGATAGCGTGGTACAACCGCAACACGGCTATCGGGCCACACGCCTTGCCGTGAGTAGTCGCGATCGGTGCGCCTTCTGGCCGGAGAGCCGACAGCACGTACCCTGTGCCGCCTCCCCACTTCAACACGAACGCTGCCTTGCGCGCGACGTCCATGATACTTTCCATGCTGTCGGCGACGTCGAATTTGAAGCAGCTACTGCTCGTTCCTGTCCCTGTACCAACATTGAACAGGGTAGGGCTGCCAGGAAGGAAGTCGAGGCTCGCCAAGAGATTGTAGTAATGGTCGTTGCCGAACGTGACCCTGTCGATCATCTCCGCTGGTGTCTCGTGGTATACACCACAGTGAGGACAGGGATCGCGGTTGCTGTCTAATCTACGAAGATAGCGCTTGCACAGCACCTTCTGTGCGTTCTCCCCGAACTGCGGCTCAATCCGATCCAGCATCGCGGTGATCCTTCCTAGATTCCGGCTATGCGACGACCGCAAGGGACTGCTGGTGGGCCACTCCCCCGTTGCCCCCGTTACCGTTGCTCCCGTTGCCGCTCCCGTTGTTACCATTCGGCAATATGAACGGGTAGCGGCGGCTGCACCCCGTAGCGCAGTACCAGAAATAAACAGGCCGCCTATCTTGGACTTCTCGCTCCAAAAACAGGCGGCGTCCGCACGCTGTGCAGTAGGGTGCCTCACTCGGTAGTACGCATTGGTGGGACATGGTTCTACCCCCTTATATTCTCGCCTCCTACGACGGTTGTTTCGACAACCCCAACATCTTGCGCCGCGAGCCGCGGTCAGGGTACTCACTCAAATGCAGGCACCCTCGGTAGTGCCGACTGTGCGACACCCCGTTCCGGTCCACACTCTGTCGCGACTCCATCCGCCGCTCCCTACGCCCAGGGTTCTTCTTCATATCTGCCCCCGTGTTCTAGTGGCCATTCTTACCGTTATCGTCCTCGATACCAACCAGCGTCACCTTGACCGTGATGCCCAATCGGGGCATCCAGTTGTACAGTGTGCGTTCGTTAATGCGCAGCTCTGCGGCCACAGCTGGGAGGGACTGCGTGCGCTCGAATGCCTCGCCGATAGCCCGTTTCAGCGGCATCTTCAGCTCCGCTTCCTTCGCCCGCATCAGCTTGGTCTTGCCGGATCGCAGTATCACCGCCATTTCCCCTCCGTCGCACTCGCCGGTCGTGCCCTTCGCTAGTGCGCTCCCATCGTGGCCTATACCAGTGCCCGTGTTGCGTGCTCGTGTTGCGTGCTGGTCATTCCTGATCGTGCTGCGTGCTCGCCCATCGTGGCCTTTTATAACACCCTATACGAGCGTGTGGCGGCACACTACCACATCTAGCCCGCTTTGTCAACCCCCGTTGCAGGTTCCGCAAAAAAGCCTGTGTACTGGTACGCTGGTACACTGGTGTACTGGTGTTAAAAGCGGCGCTGTCGATTTGACAAATGGTTAATCATCTGATACACTACCTCGTCAGGAGGTAAGCCGTGGGTGTCCGCATTACCCCAGAAGGCTTCGCGGGACTAGCAGGACTATCCCCGCTTGAACTCAAGTCGGCAAGGAAACGCCTGGGGCTGACCGGCCAAGAACTGGCAACCCTGCTAGGCGTATCCATCTCCACCGTCAGCCGTTGGGAAACAGGCAAGAGCAGACCATCCAAGCTGGCGAGCGAGCGGTTGAGGACCGTCGCCAGAAAAGCGAGGAGCAAGAACCATGGCTAGAGTATCCAAACGCTCCCTCCGCTACCGAGAGCTGATACGGCGCCACTTCCTACCAGAGGAAGCACGAGAGTTCTCCAAGTTCAAATCCTTGAGGTACACCGAGGTCAGACGGATGACCGGCAGCCGCCAACTGTTCTATAACCGCTTCCGCCGATTCAACCCCGACTTGGAGCCGGGGACTCGCGGGTTCTACGAGGGCTTCACGCGCGCTGTCTATGCATGGTACAGGAGCAAAGACCTGACCACATTCGACTACAAGATGCGACGGGTTATTAGCCCATGGGACTGGGTAGACCGCGTATCGTACACCCTACCAGAGGAACTGCGGTACACGAAGGGCGGGAGGCGGAAAGACACCAAACGCGGCGGTGAGAAGGAATCCCCCTCGATGAGAGCACACCGGATGCGATGGATACACCAACTCAAAGAGACGTTGAAGAAGGAGCCAAGGCGCGCTCCGCAGCTGGTCCCGCAGATACTACGGCTCGGCGGCAAAGTGCCGGAGGTCGCGATGCGAAGGGCGGGATTATGAGGATCACCGCCTATGAGCTGCTCGACCTCGGGAGCGGCTTCCTCGCCATCCAATCCAGCGAGGGGAAGTCCATCGTCTCCGCTGATCTGCGGGATATACTGGCGTTTCTCCGGTACAGCAGCAGGGACACCATCCGTGTGTTCATGGACGTGGATGAGGCGGTCGCCCCTATCCTGCGGAAAATCGACCATGCCCTGCTCGACAGGATAGCGGAGCGCGACCCTGCTGTAGATGTCGAGGGACACCACTTCTTCTACTCGCATGATAGGGTGCTCCAAGTCGGCTGGACACGGTACTTCGGGTTGAAAACCTTTTACGGCTACCCTGAGTACGCTCCCGATGCCACCCTCGAGCAGGTACAGGATATGGCGGACGAGGTAGTGGATACCCTGACCCGCATGGGCATCGGGGATACCAACGTCCTCACCTGTGCTGTGACCTGCTTCGAGAACTCCGAGCTGGGCAAGCGCACCTACACGGAC